GTGATTTTGTTGATAGCAGAATTAACTCTTTCCCTCATAACACTTCTATTTTTTTAGGAAGTTTAAAATACAACTCTGCCAAATCTAAATTAAGTTCTGTTAAGCAGTGAGCACATCTGGCTGAATAATCAAGCGTCTCTCCGTCAAACTCTTTTGACTCAAGGTATTTTCCTTTTTCATCGAAAGTAAAAATAATATCCAACCTAGCATCTTCCCACACAATTACACCAACTTTCCTTAAATCAGCTCCGCATTGAGGACAATGGAATTTTTGAACTTTTTTCATATCCAGTTAATAAAGTTTAAAAAGTTGTTCGACCTTTAATTAATCTAATAATAAATGAGTTTTAACATCTCCTAGGGTTTTTATTTCGTAAACCGCCATATCGTATCCCTTGCTGAAATAATTTTCTCCATAATCGTCTTTAGCAATTTTCTGAGCTTTTTCGTTAGCCTCTATCTCGTCTTTCGCTTCTACTAGAAAGGTATAAGCCGGATATTCATCGTGAATATTTACTTTTACTAAATAGAGTTTTTTAGTCCTATTCGTTATCTGACTAAGCATTTGAGAAACATCTTTTACTCGTCGTCTTAGAATTATCTCCGTACATTTTCTACAATAATATCTTTTGTTTGTGTAATAATTATTATCATAAAACTCTACCCCTCTCCACTCGCCACTATTAATAACATTTCCGCAGCTACGGCACTTTGCTCGAGAAGTAGGAGACTTTTCTATATAGTCAACGAACATATTTTTTTACTTTTTAATTTTTTTATTTTTTTCGACCTTTAATAAAGCATTTTTTCTATTTCTTCTAACCTTTCTTTTATTTCTTTCGGAGTTTTTTTATCAAGAATTATTTTCTCTAATTCAATAGAAACATAAGCACATTTAGCCTCAATTTCATCTAATCTTTCTTTTAAATCTTCGATAATATTCTCTAATACCCTAAAATTATTACTTATACTCATAGTTTTTTATATTTTTTAATTTTTCGACTTTTATTTGGTAATTTTTTTTAGGGGTTCATTAATGTTGACTACCTCTAAATCAGTCCAACCCTTACCCTTTTCAAACCGAGTATAAACTAATCTTCCTCTTTGTTCGACATATTTTAGAATTCGAGACAAAGAAATTTTACCAAAAAATTGTTCTTTATAATCTTTTATTTGCTCTTTTCTGACATTTGCTCTAACTAAATCATAAATAATTGTTGCTACAAAATGAGTATTAACAGGTATAGGCACTAATGGATATAACACAATATTATCCTTTTCCCGAATGGTTACTTCTCCTACATTACCGGGTCTGGCTTCTCTTTCTATTTCATTTTTTGTTTTTACTATCATAATTTTTTATATTTTTTAATTTTTCCGACCTTTTAAATTAATTTTTTTCGTTTGAAAGAATAAAAACCTCCTTTTTCGTTAATAATTATATGGTCAATCACTTCTATTCCAATGATTTTCCCGGCTTCCACCAACCTATGGGTAATCTCTAAATCCGCCTTACTTGGTTCTACGTCGCCTGATGGGTGATTATGACATAATATAATTTGGGCACTAGCGTTTCCTATCGCAGGTCTATAAACCTCTCTCGGATGACAAAGATTAGCATCTACTGTCCCTAATGAGATTAACTCAATTTCTTTTATTCTATTTCGGGCATTAAGATAAATCCCCCAAAAGTGTTCCTTGTCCCTATCAATCTCAGTTTCTCCCTTAAGAACTTTTGTCATAATCCTTGCCACCTCCTCAGGATTCTTTAATTCCCTTTCTTTTATTTTTTCTGATAATGTTATTTTCATACTTCAAAAAATTTAAACTTTAATTGATTGGGACTAACATAATTCTTTGCTTTCTTCTGATAGCAAGCGTGACAATATACACCAGTCCCTAAAATATATGGTTTATATATTTCCTTTCCACACTCATCGCAGTGAATCTTTTGTTTCCTTAATTCCAGAATCTTCTTTTTAAGTTCTTTATTCATTTTCATAACTTTTATTATTTTTCGACCTTTTTTATTTTAGCCTCTGATTTCTGCTCTCCTGTTACGGATGTCTGGTGCCGTTGAAACCAGCCACAAGGATATCCACAGGAGAGCAGAATCAACGGCTAATCTTTTTTCCCAAAAAATGCCCGATTTAATACCTTATTCATTTCGCTTGCTAATTTCTCATCTCCAACAACAAATCCTTTATTGGTAGTTAAACTTTCATACGGAACCCACCATTTCCCAATTTCTCCAAAATCCACCAACATTCTTTTTCTTCCATCTCTAATTTTCTTTCCCCATTTTCCTGTCAGTTTTTTACCGGGTCCATAAAGAGTAATGCCGTTATATCCAATTCCTACTCCTTCGGGTAATGCTTGCAATTCTTTTTTATGTTTTTCTTTATGCCATTCATTATATTTTTTCTCCATTTTCTTCTTCTTTTGATACCATTCTTTCCAAAAATCTCCCCAATCCTCCTCTGTTTTGATTCTGCGGGTATAAATTTTAATTTTCTGTCTCATAACTTTTCTCTCGCAAATATTCATCAATTCCTTCTATTTTATCCTGTAGGGCTTCTATTATTAAGCCTCTTTCTTCAACCTCTCTTTGCCACATTTCTTTCTCTTCCCCCAATTCTTCTTCTGCTAACCTTTCCGCAATTACTAACTTATCCATCTCTTCCTCTAAAATCTTTTCTAATTTTTCCTTCTTTTCTAAAAGTGTTTGTTCGTAAGTAATCATATTAGCCTAGATTTTATTTTATTTCTTCGACCTTTGATATTGATTTTCGGGGTACTTTGTAATTCTTTTTTAAATAATCTGTTCAATTTCTTTCAATCTAATGACTAAAGTTTTTCTTTTCTGTCTCAAAAATAATGCTTCGTGTTCTCCAAAATCCAATCCTCCAAAAAGATAGGTATCAACTTTCTCTAAAATGCCGTGTCTATATCTTTTCTCTCCTCTTACTTTTATCTTTACCTTTGTTCCTATTCTTGGCTTAAATAAATTTTTTGTTTGTTCTATGTCCATTTTATTTGTTTTAGTTAATTTAATTTTTCCGACTTTTTTAATTTTTTTGCCTTCTGTTATTCCTATCAGAAACAATAATAATTTGCGTATCCTTTTTTTCCAAAATCCCTTTTTATTCTATCAAAAATTTTTCTAACTTCTTCTGCTTCCTCTTGACATACTTTTCCTTCTCTTACTTTTTCATCAAGTAAATCAGACATTCTTTTTAACTGGTGTTCCTCAATTTCAATTATTCCCCACCCGTCCATATTCAAAGTTTCCAACCCAACTACTTCCTCTAATAGTTCCATAAAGGTTTCATCGTGCCAGAGATTAAAAGTTTCGGATTTTGAAATTTTTTCAATTTTATATGCTCTTACTGACATAGGTTTAATTTTTTATAATTTAATTTTTTCGACCTTTGAGTTTTAGTATGATTCTGATAATCTTTTCATTCTTCTTTGTAGTTCCTCTAACAACTCCATTTGAGAATACCCTCCTGGGTCAAGAACATCACTTTTTTCTATCCATCCATCTTTATTTATTTTTTCTATTTTTATTTTTCCGTCTCCCATTACTCTTAATTTTATTTGTTCTTCCATAGTTTTGTTTTTTTGTTTTTAATTTTTTCGACCTTTATTTGTATATTGTGGATTATATTTTAGTTTAGCAGGGGTAAAAAGAGTTGTCAAGGGTTTTAGTTGTGGATAATTTTTATATCTTTTTTAGGTTAAAATTTAAATTTATTTTTAATTTTGTGGGTTATATTATAAATTAGCAAAAGTAAAAAGGGTTGTCAAGAGTTTTAAGTGTGGAAAACTCTAGAATAAAAAACCGCCCTCCGAAATTGGATATAGGGCGGTAAAAGCCGACTTTTTACAGGCACGAACCTGCTTGAACTTGACAAACTCTTATAAAGATGACGTAATTTGCTTTAGTTTATTACACTATACCAAAAACAAAATATCTTGTCAAGAGTAAAACAAAGAGAACCGCTTTTTTTGCGGTCCTCTTTGTAAGAGCTAAATTTAGTCAGCTCTTTATTATCCTTCTATACGTAAAGGATAGTTCAACACCATCCTTCCGTACATAAAGGATAGTCTAATTTTACTCTTCTGATGTTTCGGTCTCCTCACTTGTTGTTTCGGTTTCTTCTGTCCCTGAAGCTTCTTCTAATATTTCCTCTGAGGTTTCTTCTGGGGTTTCTTCAGTTTCCTCTTCAGTATCTGGTTTTTCCTCTTCTGGAGCTTCAGCTGGTATTTGTTCTTCTGGTAAAGTTTCCTGTTTTGTAATCATAACTAATTATTAAATTAAGTTTTCATCGACCTTTAGAAAAATTTAATTTCTATCTTTTTATTCACTCCAACAATAATAAGTTCCCCAATTACTTTCTGGTGTTCCCCAATGGTAATCTCCTTCATTTTCAAGTAGGTAAAAAGCACAATCCCAATTATCATCGGGGTCTAACATATCTAATTCCCGTCCTAATTTTTCTTCACAATACCTCTCGGTTTTTGGAATTATCATTGCTAAACCTTGTCCATACTGGCAGCCCTTTTTATTACAGATATTTCTCCCACCCGATTCGCATTGAATTATCTTCCACAGTTTCGTTGTTAAAGGATTATACTGAAACTGAGATATAAAACACTCTTCTAGTTTTACCCCAGACGCTCCAGAATCTTCTCTAATAGGATTTTTATGCCCTTTATATATCCCAATACCTATAAACATCCAAAATGCCACAGAAAGGGCTAAAATGAGAATTTTAACCAGAATATTAGGTGGTTCTTTCATACTTTACGGAAGGCGAAGTCCAACTTTATGTTTAAGACAATCATACACAAATATTACAACAATCAGAGCAAGTGCGGTTTGGGGGTCTGTCAAGGCATCTACACCTTCTGGAAACTGAATCTTGAAACCTAAAATAGAGGCTTCAAGGACTTGAAGAATTACTCCAACAATTGCGGCAAAAACTGGATATTTTACTGCTTTTGTCAGAGATTTTCCTAAATCGTATGCCATAGTAGTGTTAATTGGTTAGTTTTTACCGACCTTTATTTATTTTCTCAATTTCAAACGGGCTTGTCAAGGCAGTTTTCCTAATCTTCCACCAAACATAGCCATCTTTTCTAATTCCCCCCTCTAAAATCTCTGCAATCTCTCCAGGCTTTAGCCAATCTATTTGTTTTGTATTAAGACCAGGATTTTCCCTAATTCTCAATCTCCATTTCGAGAAAACGCTTTTTACCTTGTCCCCCGAATGGAATCTCAAACCTGTTTCCCTCAAATACTTCCCAGCAACCCACCCTTCTATTTTTGGTCTTTGAATGTCTAATAAAACATAGGCGTTCCAAATTTCGTGCTTGTCAAACTCATTAAAAGGAATGTAAAAATATCCTTTATTTCCCCATTTTTTTCCCCAAGAATTTCTAACCCAAAATTTTTCGTATTCCCAATCCACTCCAACTACAGCGTGTCCGCCAAGCTCTTTTCCTCCCGGTAAAGGCAACTTTCCATCTTGTCCGATGTCTCTATAACTTTCATACCACCTCATTCCAAAACCAATAGGGGTTTTGTTTTGATAAATCGCCTGTCTAAAACTATCCAATCCTTTCGTCACTGCCCAAAAGGTCTTCCCTTTAAACTTTTCTGCTTCTTGATACGCTTCAGGCGGTGGAACATCTTTGATGTATTCTTCCCAAGTTTTTCTTCTAATATCAGGAAAGGTCTCCTCCAAACAGGCTCCGTATTTAACAACAGATTTAAAGGCATTTCTCAAATAATCCCCCTGAATTGTCCACAGCCCGCTTATTTTTTTTGTGTTGTAGTAAATGAATTTCTGTGCTAACTTTATCTCTTTATGGTATTCCAAAGAGTTCCAATATTCGGCAATTGCGTCTGCCATATGCGAAGTGCAGGTCCCCCAATTCTGCTTTTGAATAGATGTCATTTTATCTCTCAAACTAAATACATCGGGTAAAGCAACAACTTTAGGCTGAATTTCCGCCAATTGGAAATCACGAATATCTACTGGGTCAGGTCCAAGTAAGCCTAATTCTTCTTTTTTTCTCCAAAACCAAATCATACTAATTTATCCTTAATTTTTTTCCAAACATTATTCGTGTTGTTTCTGGGCTTGTTTTGATAGGGCTTTATTTTCTCCTTTTTGAGCAAAGCCATATATTCCTCTATTTTGCAACTATCACAAAGCAAATCCCCCTTTTTGCCTTTGAACGCCCTTCCGCATTTTATGCAAAACTTCTTTGTGTTTTTTCTCATAAGCCCCTTCTCCCTGTTTCCATTCCTGGAAACAAGGAAAAAGGGAGGAAGTCGGGTAGGTTCCTACCCAACTTCCTTTCAAGGAATTTTGGCTAATTCCTTGATGGTTTTTAAGGTGCTTTTGGTGGAGGTGGCTTTTTCGGGCATGCTGGTATCTCTGTAGAGCTGGGGAACAGCCACGTGATATAGGTCAGATACTTGCAATAGTTCAGATAACAAACCCGCAAGGCAAAGCTTCTCATAATGAAGCAACGATGTTTGAGGCAGTAGTATTGGACTTTCATTCCTTCTTACCCTCATCGCAGTCAATATAGCTTGGGTGGTTCGCTTCTCTGCCCAAAATCAGGATTTTCACCAGTTTTCTGATTTCCTTGAATGTCTCATTCAATGCCCTTTGCAGTTGCAGGAATTCCTGTTGCAAGCGGAGAATTTCCTGGTTTGCCTGTTGCTTGACGATTTTCGCCCTCGCGTCAATGATTTCCATTTTCTGAGTGATTTTCTCTGCCTCTATGAGTCTCTCAACGATTTTTTTCTCTACTTCTTCTTTGCTACTCATCTTCATTCACCCTCCACTTTTGGTGTTAGGTTCAAGGTGAACTGCCAAGTTCGTGGTCTCTTAGGAGAAGTTCCGAAGTAAATCTGCTCTGCCTTGGTCAGAACTCCATACTTTTTCCAGGCATACATTCCTTTCGGAACCCAAGAGCCGTTGACAAGGGTTATTGCCCGAGAACTCAATGGTATTTCCATCGCTTGATGAAACATATTTAGTCCCCAATTACTTGGGGTATGGACTCTCCCTTCATCCTTGATTTCATAATCTTATTTTGTTTGCGGGAATTACATCTTCTACACAATGGTTGCAGATTATCTATATGGTTTGTTCCTCCTTTACTTAATGGAATAATGTGGTCTATTGTAATATCTTCTGTAGAACCACACATTTGACATTTTCCTCCAAGTCTTTTAAGTTTTTCTTCCCATTGTTTTTTATCTATTTTTCCAATCTTAGGATTCCTTTTTCTGTATTCATAAACTCTCTTACTCCATCTTCCTTTCTCTGTTTTTCTGTATCTTGCTTGGGCTTTTCTATTGATTTCTCTCACTTTTTCCCTATTTCTTTCTGTATATTCTCTCATTCTCTGAATTATTTTTTCCCTCATTTTAAGGTATCGCTCTCTCCAATATTTTTGTCTTTTCTTTTTAATCTCTTCTTTATGCTTTTGATAGTATTCTTGATTGTATTGTCGTATCTTCTCTCTATGTCTCTCACGATATCTTTTTGAGTATTTTCCTTTGTATTTTTTCCGTTCTGCCTTCCCTCTACATCTAACAGAACAATATTTCGGATAATTATAACTATTTCCTTTTTTCCAAGGATGTTTAGCCGTAAATTCTTTCCCACAAACAACACATTTGATTATAGGTAATTTCTTCATTACCTTATTATATCTCCATATCCTGATGAAATCAAGGAGGTCGCCGTCGAGTCTCTACACCTTCCCTTTGAATATTCAAAGGGCTTGGCTCGCGATTACCCCTGCTTTTTAGCAGTAGGGCTTTCCCGAATTTGACGACATTTTTTTCTATGGATTACTCCATAGGGACACTTTCACAATGGATTATGTCCGATGCATTCGATGTCAAACTCCATCTCTGCCCTTCTTTGCCTGCTTTGGCGGACTATTCCGTAATACGGAATGCCCAGCCAAGACCTAATCGTTGCCCCGTGATGCAAGAAATATTGCCAATTGTAGATTTTCGTCCTGAAAAACCAAGCCTCTGGCGTCTGAATTTCAACCCTTGGCTCGTTCCTGAAGACCTGTTGGAGCATCTTTCCGATTAGGAAGTCAAAGTTGTTGTAGAACGGCTCTGGAAGGTTGGCTCTCCTCGTCATTCTTCCGTGATTCCCTGCAATGTTTATCATATTTATGTTTTTGAACATCGTCAAGAGTTCCTGAATCATATTCGTCAGAAGCTTCACCGTGAAAAGCATCTGGTTTCCCACACCTGCCTCAATGAAAAACCTTTGGTTCTGTATAATTATGTCCCCTTCCACCAAATCGCCGAGGGCAAAAATATATAGTGTGTCAATGTCGTAGCTTTTAGAAAGCAGTTGGTTTATCCCCGCTATGCTGTCCACCAGCCTGTTGGCTTCCTTTACCGCTATCTCCGTGTTATAGGTTAGCGTCGCCTTTCCAGTGTCCAAATCGACAAAGTAGTTCTCAAGACCTATATGCATATCCGACAACATCAGAACTGCCGATTCCTTGAGTTTTCCCCGAAAAACCTTTCTTCTTTTCGGAATTTTGATAAGGCTCTTTTCGTTTCTCAATTCGTCTATCAGCGTTCTACCAAACCTTTCCAATTCAATCTTTTCCAATCCAAACCACCTCCTTTTGGCGGGCTATGTCTCGCTCACGGGAATTAAACAGATACGCTCTGGTGGGCGTTGAGCGGGCATAGCCTTTCGCCATTTATGTTAAAGAGCTATTTATGATTTTTTCTTTTATAATGCCACCCTTTAAAAACCCAACCAATAATACCACCTATACCAGCAACTGCCGCACCAAAAGTTGTTCCATCAATTCCTTTCACAATTGCCGCAAACTCCAAAACCACAATAGCGATAATTCCAAGAGCGGCTATTTCAAGTTCTGTATCAAATATGTCGGTTTTTCTTGCCATATGTTTATACTATATTTCTATTGCGACCTGAACAGGACTAAAATATCCTGTATGTAAGGAATAAACCCTTAACTGTATATCAATTCCAGTACTTGAACTTGGAAGATAAGTAGATAATGTTGCTTTTAATTCTCCATTCACATAAAACTTTGCACTAACGCCGGGTTCGTATACTATTTTATACTCATTCCAATTTTTAAGAGTTATTCCTGTAATTTGTTGATTTTCATTGTTCGCTCCATCAGCAGCTTTGGCGTATAAACGATAACTACTTGTCCCACTATCGAAATACAAAACAAAAGCAACTGATTCTTCAGTATTATCATAATCGTTAATAGAGGTAGTTCCGTTCTTAGCAAGCCCAAATCCTATTGCATCTCTATCAACTGTATCGGTTGTAGTAAATCTACCCCATAATCGTATTACAATGATTTTATTAGCAGAAAATCTTCTAAAGTCATAACTACTTCCAATTGAGGCAAAAATACGACTATTCAGATATCCCCCAGAAACGGTAAAAAGCCCCCCATAATCAGTAACTCCATCCCTTGTTTCGTATGTAGCGGCATTCAAAATAAAAGATAAATATAATCTGTTATCTGGATTTATGCTTCTATCTGATTTATCATCAACATACTTTTTTCTTACCGCTTGATTATCACTCGTTGGGTCAGAATCAGGTAAAACAGGAATAGAACTAAAAGTCTTTACCCCCGAAATAGTTTGAGCTTTGGAAGTTAACATTCCCTCAATCCCTGGTCTTAGAAGTAATCTTGTACTACTTACCGCTATCCCTATAATTTTTTCGTATGTCCCGGCAGTATCACTAATAGCTCCAGCTGTATCTGATAAATAATAAAGGCTTCCGGTAGTAAGACCTGAAAGCCCTGATACTATTCCCGAAACCTGAACTTTGTGGGTTTCGTCTAATGCTCCATCTTCTTTAGCAAAACCAACAAAGTTGTGTATTCTTTCATCATCAAAACCGGCATCTGTTTTGTAAACCTTCCCATCAGAGGCTTTTAGATATACAGCATCCCCTGCAGAAATAGTTTCTCCATATACAAAATCCCGATAGTCATTTAAGGCTTCCTCAAAATTCGTATTTAAATCAGATGCTTTAATTTCGTCTCCCGCAGACCAAGTTTTAGTAGGTTCAGCCATATTTTTAGATTAAAACTACTTTATAATCTATTGTTAAACTTTCTGTATTAGATTTACTTACTGGTAAATTTTCAGTTTCTGGAGAGGCAATCCTTGACCATAATTGCCCAGAATCTTTAGTCGCTGTTCCATCAATAAAATGACCAACTTCATCAATCGTCATAACCACTTCCGTTGCAGTAAAGAAAGTAGAAAAATAAGCAACATTATCTTGATATGTCTTAGAGCTAACGAGTTTTCTGTATTGCTCTCCGCCTAATGCTGTATCAGAAAAAGTACTGGTTGCCGTCACATTTCCCAAAGCACAATAATTGATTTCTCCTGAATAATCCTGATTTCCTGCTAATAACCTACATAAAACATTTTTTCCAACAGTCACTATTCTATTAGGGATTATCACCTGTCTCACCTTAAACTTTCTATGTAATTCGTCTACAAGTTTTCTATACAACTTCCAGTCCTGTTTATTGTCAATCGCATCAACAATTTTCTTTTCCAATTCTTGAGCCTCTTTACTCCTCATATCACAAACAGTGAACGTGACAGTTCCTCTTAATTTAAGATATCCAACTTCAGATTCTAATCTCATATTTTTATGCTACTATTAGACAGCTCCTATCGCAGAATGCAGGTCTTTTTCTATCGGAATCATCAACTGGGGCATAAGGTCCTGCAACCCACGTTGGAGGGCTGTCTTTTATTGCTCTTAATAATGATTCTGTGGTGTTTAATGTATCCACATTTTTTAAGTCGACCAAATTCTTATTTATATTAAAAGTTTCTTCTAATGAAAGTTGGTCTATATTTTCAAGGTCAAGAAAAACGTCCAGAATTTCTTGATAATATTTCGGTAGTTCAATTCTCTTATCTATCTGCTCTAATTGATACTTCAAATACTCAATAATTCCTTTAGTCCTGGAAGTAGTAATATGAACTTTGTAATAAAACCTTGTAGGACTAAAAGTTTTCATTACTACCTGGTCTATAATAAAATCTTGATTGATATTCCTAATATCTGATTGAATATTTATTTTTTGTCCAGCCCTTAATCCAGACGTATAAACTATAAAACTCCCCTCTTGAATTGGTAATGAATAATCTGTAAGTTCTGCTTGAGCCCTTCTTCTTGCCGCCTCCTTTGTCTTGATAGTTTTATCTATAATCCTAAACTCTCTTTCTCCATATTTTGATATAGAAGAAGTATCTTGAGCTTTAATCAATACTGGAATTAAAGGATAACCTGTAACTTCTATATCATCCCCACTTGCTGGTGCGGTTTTAAAACGAATTATCTTCTCTTGATAATTCCAAAGACAATCATAATCATCTTCGCTATCCAAAAAATCAATACCAACTGTTTGAGAGACTCCTCCTACTGTCACACTGGGTTTCTCATCGTACCTATAAGGAAGTTTGAAAACTTTTGTTTCTCCATCTCCAGCCCCAACTTTATCAGTCCTCAAATCTCCTACATACTCTCCTCCTCGAACATAAATTACATTTTTGATTTGTTTCTGGTCTTCTCTTATTACTAAATCTTTGTACACTGGGGTTCCTGTATCTGTTAAATTGAAAGGTGCCGTTTCACCTTCTTCTTTGCTAAAGAAATGAATGTCTTTATTCTCATCAACATACCAATCATATCCAATCATTTCGGCTAATCTTTGGAAACATTTTGAAGGTTCTTCGTAATCAAACATTATGTATTTTAATGTTATCCCTGTACTGGCTACATTATTTGTTGTAAATCCTGATGGTAAATAATTGCTAACAATATCTGTAATAATGTCCTCTACTAATGTATCCTCATAGGTTTCTTTAACCAATTTTTTGTCCATCAAATAAGTATAATCTTTCGCTTCTACCTTATACACAAGAACCTTCTTCCCTTCAACTTCTTTAGTAACCTTTACAATATGTCCCCCGAAAATTTTTACTTCATTCTCATACAGCCCTATTTCATCATTCACTTGAGGAACAAAAGTAATACTTCCAAACTTTCTGGTTTTAAATTTTAATACATCAGCCTTACTCGTTAAATTATTTTCTAAAGTAACAGATTGCCAATCAACATACTGAGAGAAATCAAACCCATCGCTTTCCCTTTTAATTGAAATTTTCTGAATAATCTCTGTAAGTTCTTGTGAAACTGCTTCAACACCAACCCCTGTATCACCAATAGTTATTTGAACTGCAACCCCAATAGTTTCTTCTCCTGAACCTGATTCTGAAAGAGATATTACTTTTTTTCCTGGATAGCCAACAAGGTAGAATTTAAAATAAGTATATTTAACCCACAACTCTACAATTTTGTTTGCGTCACATTCAACAGTAATACACCCCATACTATGATAAGCTCCATCGTGATAATCTTCGGTTGAACCATTTTTTCTAATTCCTCTATTGTTACCGCCAGCTTGGAAATATCCTCCCTCTGCTCCTGATGGTAATGGTGAAGTATCTGTCCACGTTTCAGTAACTCCAACTCCATACTCAACCCTATTCACATAAAAAATAGAGTCTGATTTTATATAACCAAGAAGGAAAAAATCTACATCTGTATTATCTATTTTTCCTTCACAAATCTCATTTTCATCTACTCCAATTATACATCCAGCGTGAGCTCCTGGGTCTCCATTAAGACCATCTGTGCTACCATTATTTCTTTGCCCTCCGTGATGGTCTACACTTCCTCCTATATTCTCAAATATTGCCGCTATTGCTGTATCTGCCCCCGTATCTCCAGAAATATCTATATCAATCCAAGTATCAACTGTATCTAATGATTTGTCTATTCCATTAGTGAAGAAAACCGCATCATCTTCAAAATAAGCAACTATTTGAACATTTACATTAGCACCAACATAAATCTCTACTATTTTATTCGCATCCACCCCAACCGCCATATAAACATTATGACCGGCGGGGGTATAACAAAGAACATTAGTTCTATTATCTGTGCTTCCATTCTTACGACACCCAATAGCTCTACTTGTTGAAGATGTATCATTTTTAATGAATCTTAAAACAATTCCTGTCGCAGCTGCAGAAACATAGGAAGATACATCAACATCTACCCAAGCACCAGTAGTTCCTGGGGTTATATCTGTGGGTGTAATAAATTCCATATCTTTTAAATCTTTAGTTCAATTCCTTCTGCCTTCAATTTAGCAATCTTTTCCTTTGTTTCTTGTAATCGGGTTTTTGGATTTTCCCCACCAGCACTAATTTCTGGCTTGTTATACAAATCATATAACTCCTGATTTCTTTTTGGAGATTTTTTGTTCTCCGTATCTAGAGCAACATCTCTTAATAAGAAAATCAATCCGTGTAATTTATCAAAGAGCTGTTTTGCTTTTTCTGGACTATCTCCTTCTTTTGGTTTATACCCCTGAAAATCAACAGAGTAATCTCCCTTCTTCCAATGGTCATAGTAAATCCTACTCAATTCATCGTGAGCTTCATTAAACTTTACATCCACTTTTTTTCTTAATTCGGCGAACTCAATCCTTTCCCAATTTCTTTTTGCTGGTTTATAAACCATAATTTTAAGATAAAGTTATACTCAAAGTAAGCTCCCAAACCTGTCCAGAAACTTTTGTTCCTTGGTCTGACACCTTTCTACAAAGATTTTTAGCGGTATCTGAATTTCCATTTGCTACCGTAAATTCCTTCCAAGCAAAATTAGCTTCTCCTGACCCAAAACTTGCCTTCCAAGTAGCTTTTTGGTCTGACCCGTAAGTAGGATAACCAGACTCCATTCCCTTATACAATTTACTAGCACCCTGTAATCCTGTTTGCGTTGCATCTTCAGCTGTATCTGAATTCCCAACACCTAAATAGGCGTTAGCATTATCAAATTTCGTTCCCCCAGAAGAACAGAGAATAGTCCATAATTCATTTATCCCTTCATTCAAAAGACAATTTCCTTTAATCTCTGTAAATTGTGGAACTCCAAACAACTTTAAAGCCTCTTTCGGAGAATAAATTTTCCTCTCTCTCCTATCCTCTTCATTCTTATAACGAGCTATTCTCCAAACAGCTTTTTCAAACGCTTTTTCTATTAAACTTCGGCTCATACATTAAAATTTTATTAAATAACCGACCTTTTAGAATCTTAATTGTGTTTTTAATTTATCAATTATCATATTACCAATTTCTTCTGCCGCTTCTTCTGATAAATATGTACCACCTTGGATGTTAACAGTAATATTCCCTATCCCTCCTATTCGTCTTTTTAATGGCACCACCATTTCTGGTCCTGCCTCTCCTAATAAACCTAAAGTTGGACGTGTAACAATACCACCCTCTTGAAATGGAACTATATTAGGTAAGCTTTTCACTGCACCACTGAAAATACCTGTAATACTCTGAACTACCCTTTGAGCCAAATTAATAATATTCTCAAAAGCATTTTTCATCTCATCTAATGGACTTTTGATTAATTCCCAGGCTCTTTTTAACTTATCAACAATCCAATCCCACACATTTCCCCAAGTTTCCCTCCATTGCTCCAGAGTAACAGTAATTTTATCAATCGCGTCTTGAAAATATAATTTAATCCCCTCCCAAGTTAACTGAAAATAATTTTTAATCCAATCCCATTTTAAATAAAGCAAAGTACCAGCAGTTATTAAACCCATAATAGCCGCAATAGCAATAGCAACCGGAGTACTAATTGCAGCAATAGCGGCTGACATAGTTCCAATTACTACTATTAATGGACCTATTACGGCAATCAACCCAGTTAGTATCATTATAATATTCCTAATAGAGGGGTCTAATTCATTAAACCTTTGCACGGCTGTTCTAACAGCATCAGCTATTGTTTTAAGCAAAGAAGCAAAAAGAGGTAAAACATTTATTGCTAATACTTCTATTGAAGCACGAATACTTCTAATACTTGCGTCCAACCCTTTAGTCATATCATCTGCCACTTTAGTAGTCTTCCCTTGCTGTTCAACTATTTTAGTATATTCCGCTATACTTGTACCTCCCTCTCTAAGCATCCTACTCAATGCATCAACAGATACGGTTCCCATTTTTGCTTGAAGAAAGGCAATCTTTTCTTCTTCGCTCATTCCTCGTAGTGCATTTCTTAAATCATTTATAATATCAGTTATATCCCTCATCTTCCCCTGAGCATCAAACACCGCCACGCCTATACTTTTAAAATGTTCTACTACTCGTGGTTCGGTTAATTGCATCAATGCCATTCTGAGATACCTACCTGCCATTTGTCCACGCAATCCGGTTTCAGCCATTTTCATTAAAAGAGCAGCAGTTTTTTCTAATGAAATCCCCAACTTACCGGCAGTTCCAGAAACATAAGTCATAGCTCCAGCTAGTTCCTCAAACGAATAAGTAGACCCAGTTGTTACTTCAGTAAAAACATCCATTACCCTCATTGACTCACTAGCATTTATTCCAAAAGCCTGCATAACATCTGAGAGCAAAATTTGTACATTTGCCATATTAGTACCCATAGCAGCTGCTCCTTCGTATACAGCAGCTAAACGTCCAGCGGCTATCTCTGCTGGTTTCATTCCATCTCTAACCATATCTTGCATAGCTTGTGCTACCTCAGTTGGGCTAAAAACTCCCTTCTTTCCGAATTCAATCGCTAAATTAGTTAACATTCTTAATTCGTCTTCGGTAGCACCAGCAGCTTTAGCAATAGCTTGCACAGGTTTCATCGCTCTATCAAAATCAGCTCCCATTTTTAAAGCAGCTAAACCAGCCCCGACAATAGGCAAGGTAAGACCCTTTGTCATCTTATTCCCTAGACTAGTTAACTGCTTTCCATAATTCTGCAAATTTCTTTGCACTGATTTAAAAACGGTACTTGCTCTATCTTCTGCTGAAATAATAACTTGTAATTCTGTTTTAGGCATTTTATTTTAACGCTGCATTTTTTGAATTTCTTTTTTAATTTTCTCACTATCCATTTGAAGTTTCATTCTCACTAACTCTAAAAACCAATTCGGCTGTTCCATATATTCGTAATATGTCCAGCCCATTTCTTGACAGACGGCAACGATTTCCATCTCAGGCGTCATCCTGCCGATTTTATACCAACGCCTTGCCTCTGTCAGGGCTTCGTAAAACCCGCATCCTCACCTATCTTGCCTATTTCTTGCATTACAAATTCATAGTCTTTCTCTTTCATATCTAAAATTTTATCCACAACATTCTCCGTACTTCCGTCAACTGAAATTACAATTGTTTTTATTGCTACATTTTCGGCTTCCTCCACCATCTTGGCTGTATCTATATCTTTTGTTACCGGCTGTGCCCCTGTTCTATCCACTGCAAATTTCATTCTTGCTAAAAAGGGTTCTCTGAGCTTCCTTTTTTCTCTACCAGTAATCCAAGCCTTCAAAACAACCTTATGCTTGTCAATTGGGGTGATAATTTCTTTTGTTTCTCTCTCCATTTTACTAGTAGCTTGATTGGGTGTTAATTAGCTGTAATGTCGACCATAACCTTGTGTTAGCAAGGTCATAAAACACATCAAAGTTAATCGTCTGAGTTGCAATATCACCCAATCCTCTGGCTGGTTCCCATTCACTAAAATGAACTTTCGGGAAAACAATTTCCAAAGTAGGATGACTTGACGAACCAATAACCTTTGAACTCTCAAGTTTGATTTGCATAGCTTTTGTACTCCCATCAAGCATATAATCTCTCCAGGTTCTATCTTCGTAATTCAATTCTAAACTTCCTGTAATTCTAATTCCTTTGTTAACTATATCTTCAGGCTCAATACTACCTAAAACCTCTAACCTCTCAACATTCTTTTCAATTGTCAAGCTAAGGCTTCTTAAACTGATTTTAGAAGCACCACTCAATCCAGAAACACTATTTGCAACTTTGAAGGTTAAATCTGGATGTACAAATCTATGGTCTATTGAATAACTCACAGTAGGAGAAGCCTCGTCCTGATGCACTTTCGAAATGAAGTTAGCAGTATAAGTCACATACTCTCCCAAAGTTATATCGATTGTGATTGAATTTATCATTGCCATCCTAAATCTCATTGCTCCAATCGGGTCTTTAACGTGAATTGTCAAGCTGTCGTGTTGCACATCATTCTGGAGAGTATAATCGTGAGTATGTACTCCCGTCTCTGGAGTATCATTAGAAGTACTAACTGTTCCCACTAAAGCCAACAATAATAATCCAAAAGAATTTGCATTTAATTCTCCCTCGATATTCCCTTCAGCCCATTTGCTAACAACTTGACCGGTTATGGCGGCATCTGTGATATTCCCGTAGCTTCCAGTTACTAATGCTTTTGCTACTTTGTCGTCGAAAGTAATTGCAGTTTTAGGAAGCCAAAAAGAGGCATCAACCCCAACACCCCTTGTGGTTTCTTTTCCAATTCCTATTTCTACTAATCTTCCTGTAAATTTTGCCATTTTAGTTTGATTATTCTGTACTAAATGAAACAACGACCTTTATCTCCAGTTCTGCCGTTACATATTTGGGGTTATCCACTATTTCCGACAGAACTGGATAACAAATAATTACTTCTTCTCCACTGGGCATTGAAATCCCAGATAATCTTTGGTCTTTGTCAAAATTATCTATTACATCATCAACAACACCTTCAATAATTCTTCTTGCCTTCTTGACTCCCTGACTCTGAATTTCTTGTATCAAGAAAACAGTAAAAACATAGGTTCTTTTATTTTCAATCGTTGTTTGGAACTCTGCTTCTAATCGTGTAGATTTTACAACAGCCGCAGGAAAACCAGTAAATTCCTCTGTTGGATAATCATAAACTTCTTGGATTGAATCTATGCTTTCTAATTTCTCTTTTATTTTTTCTCTAATATGTTCAAATGCCATATTATTTATCTTTTAAAATCGCCTTAAACCCTTCTAAAATCGTCTGTAATGCGTTTTTTTGTTTTTTATGGTATTTTATATATTCAAAGCTCTTTTTATTGCTTTTTCAAAAGTTTTTTCAATTTTTGGTTTTGCTTTTTCTGCCCCTACTTTCATAAATTGCCTAACGGTACCTGGTGCTTTCGGGGGCATCCAAATCGGCCAATTCTTTGTTCCTTCGTGAACAAAAATTGCGTAAAAAACGTGAGGAGAAATTACAGCCCTAAATGGACTAATATCTGAACTAATACTTCCTCTTAACCTACCGGTATCAATTGGAGTTATTGGTTTTACTTCCGCCTCAACCAGAAAAGCAGATTTTCTGATAGCATCTCTAATCTCAATCGTTAATTCTTTCGGTAATCTATCAAATTTCTTTATCACCTTATCTAAATTTTTTATTTCTATTCTTATCATTTTACTAACATAATTACAGCTTCTTTATGCACAAATGCTCCTAATTCCGCAGGTTTGTTAACAGCAATTACTTTGTATTCATTCCCGTTTTCATCTACCAATCTATCTCCTTTTTGAATATCGGCATCTTCGTCTGCGTATAATCTGAATGTTTTTCCTATTGCTCCTCCTATAGCCAGAGCGTCTTCTTCCGACATTCTTTGAATAGAAACATTCTCAATCGTAACTGTCTGGTAGGCTGTTTTATCTCCCGAAACCTCTGACAATCTTCCAATTACAACTTGATTTGTTAATAAATTTAAGAATGTCATAATCAAGATTCTATATGGACCATATAGAATTACACTATATTTCTATTTTTCTGTATCTATCTAAGATTTGCAATACTCCTAACCTATTTGCCATTTTTTCAATATCTTGAATTGTCACAGAGTACTCTCCTAATCTCTCTGACTTTATTACCCCGACTTCTTTAATATACTTTTCTTCTATGATACCAGCTACTAATTTCGTGGCTACAAGCCTTATATCCTCTGGAACAGTAGAAGCATAACCAAATGTACCTGTTACTTTTACATTCTGATGTCCTTTTGGAAAGTAAGATATTGGAGCGTTAAACACATTAAGCACTATTCTTGTCTTTGGGGTTTCGTTAGCAGGGTAAAGGTAATATTCTGTAGCGTCATCAATCGTATAATCTACATCTCCATCTTCGTCTAAAATCTCTATCTTATCTAAACTAATTAAATCATCTATCAAAAGTTCTTTTGTTCCATCTCCATCATATAATTTGTAAGTAGCCGATTCTTGTTCAAACTTTCTTCCTGTATATGTTTCAATCCAATTTTGAACCGCATCTATATATTCAGAAACTCGGTCTGAAGTTAAAGGGTCTGGTAATGTTGAAATCCCCAAAAAATCTTTTACCCTTTGCTCATTAGTGTATGCCATAGTTTTACTTTATTTTATATCTACTCCTTCTTTTTCTTTTAGGAGAGACTCTTTCGGCTCTCATCATTTTATCCCTTGACGCTCTGAACAATCCTTTTGTATAAAGCACAGCAATTCCTTTCTCAATCAAACCGTGAGCAATATTATTCTCTACTGCAACTATTTCTCCTGCTTTGTAGTTTTTATAATCTTTTTTAAAAATTACTAATTGCATACTAAATTTAACATTTAGATTAACAAACCTTTAGAAGTAGGGAAGAGAATAGGCGGAAGGCGAACCTAACTCTTCCCACTTCTATTAACCAACTTAACCATTACGGAATACCAGTCAGTTTCCTAATGGCGTTTTCCAGAACACAATTCCCAGCAATCCTTTCTACTACCCTGATACCAACTTGGTCTTTCTCCCACGCCTCACCAGCGATGTTGGATACAGTAACAGTCATTTTCTTTCTATCTCCAAGCCAATAACCTCTCTTGAAGTCGCCGAAGTAAATCTCAGATTCGGGCAACCAGTTGTTCTCAATCACTGGATAGCCGTAAATTGTTGCTGGCTGTCCAGGAGCAACAGCTTCTTGCCAGATATATCTTCCATCATTATCCTTTAATTTCCTGAGTTCTCTTATATTAGCATTGTGAGACAGAAAAACGGCATTTGCACGATACTTTGAGGGTAAAGCGTAAATCAGGTTTATAATGTCATCAAAACTGAGATTACCAGAACAAGTCACACTGGAAATAGAACAATTTGTCAAACCTGTTGGCTGACCACTTCCACTTCCAGCAGTAATAACTCGGTCTTCTTCATCCCTCAATGCTTCACCAAACAAATTGATTATTAGCTTTACCACATCAAAAGTATCACAATCCTCAATCAATTCTTCAGAGGCGTAAAGGATAGCGGCAACCTTGTAGGCAGTAAGGGTTTTTTGTTCAAAGTCAGCAGTGGTGGTAGATTTAGCAGCATTTTCAGCAGTCCAGGTAACTTTAGGCTTGCTTCCCAATTTGGGGATTTTCATTACATCCTTTTTCATTGGGACAACCCTAACCAATGACCTCATATGATGAGGTTCTTCTAAATCCTTTATCAATTCAGCTCTAAATTCATCAGGGAATAGATAACCACCATCAGCCGCAACACCCTCGCTCAAAGCCTTCAAGGCAACTTCATCTCTATTAACCAAAGCTTGGAAGAAAGCGATTATCTTCTCTTCTTTAGAGAGTTCATCTACTTTCTTCTTAACATCGCTTGGTGAATAGAGTTTTCCCGCTAATCCACTTTCCTCTGTTCTTCCCAAAATCTTATCAAGCTTTTCTTTTAGCTCATCAAGGTTCAGATAAGCGGAAATTTTTTGGGCGACTTCTTGAGCCTCTTCTTCTAAATTTTCTTCTGTTTCAGTTTCGGTTTCTTCTGGGGTGGTTTCTTCGGTCTCTTCAGTCTCTTCAGCTTGTTCTTCCTCTTGTTTCTTTTTTAGTTCTTCTTCCATTTTCTTTTTTGCTTTCGTGCAAAGCACTACTCGCAACTTTAGCAATCAGTTGGAGAGCCCGCACTGTAACTTTGTTCGTCATTCGTTTCTGTGCCACCTCTCGGCGACCTTTTTGCAATTTGCCCTCCCCTCTTGTAGCAGGTTCATTTAGTTTAAGTAAACTCTGCAAAGAGGAAATTGCTAATTTCATAGAAGAAATTGCATCTTGAATTATCTCACGATTTCTACCCGATAAAACCCTACCTTCTTTCATTTGAGCCACCTCCTTTTTCAACTCATCTAATTCTAATTCCATTTCAGCTTTAGCAAGAATTCTCTCTGCTTCTTCAGGAGTATATTCTTTAAATTCTGGAGGTTCTTTACCAAATTGTTTATAATGTCGGGCAAGGTGAGTATAAACTCCTTTTCTATCATTGGAAGGAATTTTTACTCCTCCCCTTGCTCCAAACAAAGCGGCCATTGCGGCGGCAACCCCTCTCCAAACTACAGCTTGATTACCATCTCCTTTGTGATGAGGAAGTTTATACCATTTTCTTTCAGAAGGGTCAAAATGTTCTTTATCAGAAGTATCTACCCAAGCGTGCATTTTCCTAAGCCTTGTAGCATTACCAGATGCCTTTTTTAATTCTACACCAGCATTCCAAGATTCTCCCATAGGGGCTTTTGGACAATCTCCGTGAACCGAATAAGGAATTACTCCTTTTTCTATTGCCTTTCCTGGTCCTGGTCTCTCTATTCTTCTCATTTCCCCACCACATTTAGGACACTTGATATCTCGACAATGTTTGTCTGTTACAAGGATATGACCACAATTTAAACACTCACAAATAAATGTTTGTTTTTCCTCTTTCCTTGCTGGCTCAAATGTTCCTTTGTGGGATTTACAATGAGTTCTGGCATCACCCTCGGTCCAAACATCTTTGGGGTATCTAAAACTTTGGATTTCTGATTTCCCAGCCTTAATCCCAAAAATTACATCAATACATTTTCCTTTATGCTTTATAAAACAATTCTTTCTAGCAAATCTATCATATTTTCCTGGGTCATTTAGACGACAAGCGTGTTCATTAGGATATGGTTTAATTACCATTTCGCTTATCTCATCGTAATCTTCTTCTTTTAATTCTTTTGCCTTTTCTAATACTTTTTCTAAAATAGCATCATCCTCTCCCTCCACCTGACATTCAGAACATTCTTTTATTTCTTCTTCTACCCAATTTTCAACTTTTTTCTTTTCTTCTGGTGAATAACTTTTGGCTAAAGAAATCAAAGCCTCTGCATTAGCAGGAACCGGTACAGCAGAAATCTCTAAAAGCTCTGATTCAAGAATTAAATGACGGTCTTCCTTATCAACCTGTAAAGGAATAAATCCAACTGAAAAAGCTCTCATAATTGGAGGGTCAGCTGTATACATTTCTTTTACTTCTCTTGATAATTGAGTAATCCCGTGAAAAACAGGTTCGAATACCAACTTATCTCCCTCTATTCGAATGTTTTTAGCAATTCCAATAGGTGGCTCGTTATACTTATGAGCGAATAGTAAAACAGGGTTTTTCTTAAAATTATCTAACTTCCAACCAGAAACTTTTATTATGTCGCCAGTTCTATCTTTTGTCTCGGTAGACGCAACAGCAACTAACTTTCCTTCTTTCTTTTCAACAAAAGCTTTTATTGTATGTTTGTCCATTTTTAAAAATAAGAGGACTAAAACATTACGATTTAGTCCTCAAGTTCTTCTTTTCGGACTTCTATATCGACCTTGAATTATTATTCTATTACAACTGGGGTCACGGTACACCTACAACTTACGTGTAAAGGTGGGTACCCCACATCATCGTAATCAATTTTAAAATCTTTGTACTCATCCCCTTTGTTAAAAAAGTTTTCATCTAAATCTACTATCTTGCCATTAAGGCTGGCACAAGCTACACAGGTTCTTTCATCAAAAGCGGTTAGCCATCTTTTTCCTGTTACCACTCCTGATTGTTTATAACTTTCAACGGTAGCAAAATTTGCAGCTCTGGAAGTTTCCGTTCTGGCTATTGCCAACGCCCTGCTACCCCTGGCTTCATCAAAAACTCTTTCTATTCTTTTACTTAAATTATAAATACTTTCTCCGTTTTTTATTCCTTCCTCTAATTCTTTTCTTATTTTCCTGTTTGTAGTTTTGTTAACAGATTTTGAGAATTTAATTGGATATTTGGCTAAATAATTTCTTACCCTATTTGTAGAAACAAAATCTTCATCAACCCCAATAGTATCATTTACATACTCTCCCACCTCCATTATAGTATCCTTAATAATCGGTGTCAAGGTTATAACAAATTTCTTGTTTTCTTTTTTTATATCAAGTAACAATGTCGGGATACTCAACTTCATTTCATATCTATATTTCAAAACCCTATTCGTATTTGTATCAAATGCTAATTTAGTAAGAATTTCTTGACTTTTTTTTCGTAATCTCTTTTTAACCTCCTCTTCTTGAGAATTAAACAATTTTCTTAACATAAAAACCATTTTTCTTTCTGCTCTTTCTTCTATTTCAATTTGCTTCTCCCAAAAAGCCCTTTCTTTATCAACACCGATTTTCTGAATTGTCTTATTTAGTGTTTCTCTTAATGCTTTTAATTCTTGTTCCATTTTTTTTATACTTTTTAAGATAATGTTTAATCAAAGATTTAATTTCTTTCTTGATTTGTTCTTTTTGTTTTTCAGCTTTGATTCTGGCATTTAATCTAATCCATTCTCGTGGGAATTCTTTTTTTCTTTTTGCTCCTTTCTTAACAGGTAAACTAAGATACTTCTTTTCTTTTTCAGCCGCTGATATAGCAGAGAGAGGTCTATAAATCGCATCTCCTCCAGTTACAGGAGGTAGTCCCTCCAATTCTCTAACTTCGTTAATCGTCATCCAGCCACTTTCTCCTAATGCACGAGAATACTTCTTAATTTTTAGTTCTACATTTTCAGGTACAGGGTCAGCAAAATCTAAGTATAAGTCCTCACCATATATTGGAACCAAAAACTCATTCAGTTGTTCTACAATTCTTTTCATCTTTGGACGAATTGTCCATCTTGCAAAAGCATAAGCGTGTGTTTCAGCATTTGCCCTATTAACATCATCTGAAATAGCGACGATACTTTTGGGTACTCTGAGAATTGAGAAAATTTTGTCCCTGCTGAATTTCTGTTGCTCAACAAAATCCATATCGCTTTGAGATAATTGCATTCTCTCATACTTTAGCCCCGCTTCAAGAATAGCCAATTTCGCTCTCTTTTTAATACCCCTAAATGCTTTTTCCCATTGTTTCTTAATCGATAATCTTTGCTCTGGAGTCAATTTCTGTTCAGTTGTAAGTATAGCATCTGGTCTTGCGGCATTAAAGAAAAATTGTAAGTTCCATTCTTCGGCATATCTATCTAAATCTACTGTTTTTTCTACTGCCTCTAAAGTTCCTCTTCCTCTAAAAGGTTTTAAAGGATTTGGATACTTCAAGAAAATAACTTCTTCGGGAGAGAATTCGAGTTTATTACCGGAGCTTACTTCATATATATACTTTTCAATAACTTTTTCTTTTGACGGAACAATTGTCAATCTATCGGGTCTTAAAAGATAAATAGCTTTTGGTTTTTCTTTTCTGGATTTCCCTCTATCTAATAACCAGGGAGCTTCTCCCACTGTTTCTAAATAAACTTGCGTCAGCCAAATATGGTCAAATTTTGTAGTATATGGGTTTACTTTGTACAACAAATCCAAAAGTTCGTGGTCATTTATTTCCTCTATCCCCTTTTTAGTTCTTCTATATAAATGAAAATCTATTGTAGCAACCTCATCGGCAATTGCTGTAATACAAGCATAAACCCACCCAGTAATCATTTTTAAATAATCTTCTGATTTCCAAGGGGGAGGAGAACTTCCAAAAACCGGTTCATACGTTGTTCTTTCTGGAACCTCACTCCAAGGCAAAATATCTTTCTTTTTTTGAGGAATTCTTTGGAACCCAAATCTTTTTGCTATTTTATCTAAGAGTGCCATAAAAATAAAACGGTCAATTAAATCTGACCGTCGGTTTTTCCTGCGGGTTTTAGATTAGTTAATTTTAGCAAACCCAAAAAACTTGTCAAGAGACTAATCACCATAACTATCAGAATCCTTTGCCGCTTCCCTTACCAGTAAAATGCTTTTTTGGGTTTCTATAATCTGATAAGGTTTAGCGTGTTTAATTTTGATACGAATCTCTCCGTACTTTGTCTTAATAATATGGCTTATCAGTTTAATAAATTCGTAATCTTCTTCAAACTTCAATATGACATTTTTTCCTTCAAACTCCATATTTTTTGCCTTCCTTTATTTGTTTTATTAGTTCTTTAAACTCCTTTACACTAATTCTTACATCATACTTCTCTCTTATTTCTTTTAACCTTTTTGGGGCTTCTTTGTTCCTTTCTTCTGGGTCAAGAAACCTTCTAACATCTTCTGGGGTTCTGGCAACAGGCATACCCAAAGCCCAAGCTGTATAGACCTTATTCGGGGACTTAAACCTTCCTCGTGGAATATCATCTCTGGGAGGTAATAATACAAAATCGTGTTCTACTATAATTTTATTAAAATCAAAACCAGGTTTACCCCATTCAAATTTTAAGTTTCTGTCTGCCTTTGAGTACGGAGGTCTGAAATTAGAAAGAACTGTCAACTCTAACCTATACTTTCTTAACAGCCCTATCGTTCTATCCAAACACTTTGCATTATGAGAATAACCAAACCAGATTACTTTTTTTGCTCGACCTTTATGAACTTTTTTGTATTTCTCGTAATTATGAAATTCTAAATCTTGTCTGTCTGGAATAAAAACCACCGGCTTTTTTCCAGCAAATTTTCTTATTTCTTTTGCTAATTCCTCTGTCGAAGTAGTTACAGCGTCGCAATTATCAATAATTTGTTTTATTGGCACGGTATCTAACCAATCTGGGTCACACATATCAAGAATCTTAATTCCTTTAAACGCTAAAACATAATCTAACCAATAACATTTTTGGAAAATAACAGTTTCATATTTTGCTCCTTGCTGAAATATCTCTGCTTCATCCCAATACTTAACAAGCCAATGACCCCTTATTCTTGAACTTCCTACATTTTGTCTTCCGTGCCATTGTTCAAAAAGTAAAATTCCGACTGGTTTTCCGTTATATACTGACATAGAATACCCCCTAAAACCTGCTAAAACCCGCTCTAAGAAGTTTTTTTGAAGTTTTAGGATATTTTATGTTTCATTTGACTTTTAAAACAAATTTAATTAAATCAAACCAATCTTTTCTAAATCTTTTACCATTAAAAAGTTTTTTTGCTGTTTCTTTCCCTTTTTGTCCAATTTCAACTGATTTTTGATAATTAAATATACAATCAGCAATCACTTTTGCGGCTTCTTGAGGATTAACATTTACCAGAAATCCATTTACCCCATTTTTGATAAATCTATCAGCGTCCTGATAAGGAGTAGTAACTACACAACAACCACTAAACATTGCTTCTGTTCTGGTCCTTGGCATTGGAGACCCTATTGTTGGATTAAAATAAACTAATGACCTCCCTAAAAAATTCCTATAATCGTCCCAACTTGCACAGTATTTATCTTGCCCAATCCAAACTAATTCAACTCCATATTTTCTTCTAAGAACTTGTCTTGTTTCTCTAAAAAATCTCCTTCCATAATACTTTTCTCCTATCCCACCAGGGGAGATAAAAGTCACCACTCTTGGCTCTTTTGGTAAATCCCACCAATCTTCTGGGTCTAATCCGTGTATAATAGTTTTTCCAAACCCCCACATTTCTTTTGCTTTATGAGAATTTACTACCATCACTGATACTCCTTCCATCAATTTTTTCATTTCTCTTCTTGCCCATTCTTCTCCCGCTTCTTCCGTATTTCCAAGTCCCGCCTCCTGAGCAAATTGAGTAAAAACTTCGGGATAAACAGGTGTGCCGTGATTTATTACAATTATTGGAATATCTTTAATCTGTGCCTTAACCTCTCTAAAAACCATCGACTTCCCATAAGCAATTCTTGGAGATAAACATTGCTGGTCAACGTGTAAAATAGCCAAATCATATTTCCCCGGCTCATAGTAAGGTACCCATTTTACGTGTTTGGGTAGTGGTCTCGCTTGTTCTCCCCATTTCCTTGTGTGTTGAATCAAATAATACCACTCAATTGGAAATCCGTTTTCTGGATTTAACTTAAGTAGTTCATATTGGTGACTAACAAGGTCAGTGCCAGGGCATACTAAAGATACGGATTGTCCGTTCTCGTTCTGCCCCAGCTGATTTTATTTTGGTATTTATTTTATTCATACCAAAACTATTAAGTTAATTTGTTTTGTTAGTATGACCTTTTATTTTATTGGTCTTAATTGAAAATATAAAACTTCTCCCCCTTTTTCTTCTTTCTTAATAATTTCGAATTTATGTTTTGGATTTATATCGTAATACTTCGGTCTCGCCTTAGTAAAATAACAAAAGGTATTTTCTGTAAAAAAACTTTGATGCGTTGGGTCTCTGAATGAAGTTTCACTCCCCGCAAGAGGAACAAAAACATCTAATATTCCATCTTTTTTTAATACTCTATGAATTTCCCTCATTACAAACAATAAATTATAAGGAGCTAAATGTTCTAAAACACTATGAGCTTTTACTAACATGCAACTATTATCAGAAAAAGGAATACCTTTTGTGATATCCCAAACGATTTCTTGCCCATAATCTTCCCAATCAATCCCAATCATATCTCTATGCTTTTTCCTACCACAACCTATATCAAGTTTTAAATTATCTCCCCATATCTTAACTTTTTCCTTAATCGGTTTCATTTTTAAATGAATATCCATTCTATCATTTACCACTAACTCTATTAACTCCCAGGGTCTTTCAACTACATCTTTATTAAATAATCCATCAAACGAATGCTCATCAAAAAATCTTTTATGTCTAAGTGCATAAGCCCTTTCGTGGTTTTTATGAGGGACAATAATCCAGGCAACTCCATCTGGTTTAAGAACTCTCCAGAATTCATTTATTACAAACATCACATCATCCAAATGTTCTAAAACGTGCTGGCAAAAAATTTCGTCTACTGTATTATCAGAAAAAGGAAGGCATTGTTTCTCTATGTCTCTAACATATTCTTGCCCGTAATCTTCTTTATCAATTCCAATAAATCCTTCCCTTTTATTTTTTCCACAACCTACATCAAGCTTCATACTCTTTTTGACCTTCTTTCAAGGTCTTTTTCATAATCAATATTTACTTCCCAGAAATCTTTGTCCCAGTCAAACTTATACTCGTGAAGTTTTTTATCCATTTTCTTTGCCATCTCATAAGCAGTTTTTAACCTAACCCGCATTTCTTCTCTCACAGTTTCATTCCCAACAGCAAAAGTTAAATCATAAAGCTCTCTTAAAACCTCGCAAATAGTTCTCCTTTTATCTGCGTATTTATCAATATTGTCTAAAATTTTGTCTGTAATATTTTTAGTCACCATACATTTGCCAAAGTTTAAATTTGCTTTTCCAAATTTCTTTTTTCTTTCCCCTTTTCTTGGCTTTTAGAATTTGCTTTGCTCTAGCGAAAGGAAGAAATCGAAACTTAAAACCCATTTTTCCAAAACGAGTTTTAATTTCCTGTGTCATTCCTCCATATCTATCAATCCTCTCGCAAAACATTCCACAATCTATTAAAAACCTTCTCCTTATTGCACTAAAATTTTCTACAAATCCTTTTCTTACCCCTTTATTTCCATAAAACCAAACTCTTTCAGGAGTAGATAAAACGTGTTTGGTAAATTCGAATATCGCCTCTGGGTAAGGTTTTAAACGACTATCACAGAATACTATTATCTCCCCATCTGCCTCTATTATTCCCATATTTCTCGCCATTGCTAAATTATAGCCGGTCCTATTTGTATTAAGGTATTTTATTGGGTATCTAACTTTTTTCCTCATTTGCTTTACAGCTGATTCCGTTCCATCTGTTGAGTTATCATCACACACTATCGCTTCTATATTATCATATGTCTGCTCATCAAGGGCTTCAAGAATTTCCAACACCTGCTCTTTTCTGTTATAAATTGGAATAATCACTGAAACCAACGGATTTTCAAAAAGTACCTGATTGTACAATTTGGCATACTGTTTAGCCATCTTAATATCTGAAAAATTTTTAACAGTTTGCCAAGCCTTTTCTCTAATTTCTAACCTCCTTTCCTTGTTCTCTACCAATGCTCTTAATTCATTTTTCAAATCTTCTACGTCTTCTGTTTGTCCTTGCCTAACAACCATATTCTCTTCGTCATAAATATCAGGAACTAACCCTATGTTTCTTGTAAGTACTGGAACCCCAATAGCCATTGCTTCTAAGATAGGCATTGTGCCACATTCAAAATTATCAACAGAATTGCATACCAAAACTCCCATTTTTTTATACATCTCAGGTAATTGCTCTCTCCCTACATAACCTACAAAATCAACGCCAATTTCTTGAACCTCTTTCATATAATTGGGACTTGAAACCTTACCCACTAAAAGAAAATGATAACCAAGTTCTTTACACGCCTGGGCTACTTCTTTTATTCCTTTATGTCCTTCTATCCTAAAGGCTACCATCCCTACTGTTTTGTTTTCGGGGTCATAATCATCATTAAACTCAAACAAATCTAAATCTACTGCGTGGGGAATATGAATAGAACCAGGCAATCTTACTTGTTGGGTTTTGTTCTTAACAACTACTGCATTAAATAATCTGAACCAATCTTCTTTATCTAAATCATACGGGTTATGATGAGTTAAAATTTTCGGTTTTTCTCTCAACCAAGGGAATTTATCTAAAAGAACCAGAGCAGATTTCCAATATTCAAAATCTATCAAATCAGCCCTTTTAGCCATTTCTTCAAACAATTTCAAATCTTCAACACTATACCGTTTCGGGTGAAATGGAAGAATATCAATAAGCAAATGCTCATTATGCTTCTGTATCATCTCAGCAAGAATATCCACCGCAGACCCAGGTGTGATACTAACTATCAATATTCTCATAATTTTCTATTATAATTTTTCGTAATCATTTATTGAGAGAGTAATCTCATAACGGGAAAAATACCTATTCAGTTTGAACAATCCTAATTTCTTAGCGGCTTTTAGTACTTCTTCTGGGGTCAACTCTTTCTTTGATACAGTTTTAGTTATTTGTTTCTTTTTTCTTGCCATACTATTTATAGCAATGAGCTATTAGTTTATAAATATTGTTATGGAACTCGACCTTTTTAAATCCAGCCTCTTGTAGGTTTTCTCTCAAAATTTCTTCGGTAAAAATATTTCTATGAAAATCGTATTCGTGTTTTTGGGCTCCAGTAAAAGCAAACAGCCACCTTCTTGGATTTATCTTTGCTTTCCCCTCACATTTAGGACACCAAGGATTTGGTTTAAAATCTTCCATCCTTTCTGCTTTATGCGGAACACAGTCACAAATCAATCCTTTAGTATAATATTCCATCATTTTTCCACAATCAGGAACTTGTACTACCAATCTCCCACCAGGTTTTAAAATTCTATACCATTCTTTTAACACCTTCATTGTATCACGAAATGAAATATGTTCCAAGACCTCTATCGCTACTATTTCTTCTACTGGTTCAGTTACAAAACGATAAGGCACATTTGTCAAGTCCCATAGAATATCTGTATTTCCGTCCCAAGGCAAGATATCTACATTAGTAAATCCCTCTATTCTTTTCTTTCCACTCCCCAAATTTAATTTCATCTTTTTATTGCCTTTACTATGTATCCAATTACATTGTGTTCGTTAAAATTTTTTGACGGATGCATTCCTTCTTTCCTAAACCAATCTATTAAATTCGGTCCATCTAATCTAATTTTAATCCCGCCAGCCCTCCTAACATTACTTTTTTCTAATCGTGGTATCATTTCAACAATTTGAAATCCAGACTCTTTCATCAATTTCTCAATCCCCCATTTAGTATAACGTAAATAATCATAGGGGGCAGGTTCGTGATGAGGGTAAATAAAAGGAAAAGAAATGTACAAAATTCCACCCTTTTTCAAAAACCCCCACAAGTTTCTCATTGCCACTAAAGGATTATATAAATACTCTGTTACTTCAAGACAAAAAACCACATCCCATTGTCCAGTTATCTCTCTACCACAATCTGGATTATTCAAATCATAAACATAATCTGGTTCTTGTCTCATTTTTTCTAATCTGTTATCAAGTATCTTATACTCTTTAACCTCCCAGCTTTTTGTCCTTCCTTTTACAGGATTAGCACCTCCACCAGCATCTAAAACCTTATCTGCTTTTACATCAACAGTTTTTAACCAATCTTCTAATTGTTCTCGGTAGTAAGACATAATTTTTTAAAAACTTCTAAATATTTTTTACCCATCGCCTCTAATGTTAAATCTTGTCTACTGGCTCTTAAGATTTCCAAAGCACTACTTTCATCATCATCCCCCGAATATAAAATTTCTAAACCACATAACTTTGCCTCAATCAACGTATTACTACAAGCCTCTAAGTAATAAGGATACAACAAATAATCAGCACTTCTATATATTTTAGCCATTTCTTCGGGATTTTCAATAATTCCGAAATATCGGTATCTTTTCTCTGCTCCGCCAAAGAAATCAAATTTATATTCTATCTGTTGCGGACTAAACTTTCCAACAATCCATAAATGAGCATTAGGGTTTTTAAAGTAAATTCTCTGAAAATCATACCAAGCCTTCTCCCACCTTTTTGTTTCATTGGTACTAACCCTTGAGTAAAGGAACTGAGGGTCTCCTTCTCTTGATATTTTTTCTCCTTCTGGCTTAAAAATTTCTGTATCTGCTCCATTCAATATAACAGGTCCATCCTTTTTGATAAAAGGCATAATCCATCTTTTAGCCCATTCTGATTGGTAAATTACAACGTCAGCCAATTTAGCAAAATCATACAATCTACTTGTCCCAGTATTTCTATTGCGACTATTTCTTGGAATATTATCAACTCTTAAAACGATTTTTTTTCCTAATTCTTTAGCCCTTAAAACTTCTTGGCGTTCTGCCAAAGTGAGTCCTGGTATAAAATATATATCACAATCATTTAATTCGTGAGAGAACTCTATAGAACCCCGTAAGGCTTTCTGGATGTTTCTGGTAAACGTCCAACCTCCTCCAATTCCGCTTAATGCTCTTGGAGGTAAATAAACCTTAATCATATTTTTCTGGGATAGTTAATTTTTTTGAGTCCCTCACTCATATACCACAAAAAATCATCAAGAAATTCCCACTGATTGTATTTTTCTACTTCCCAACCGTGACAAAATAACTCAAACCTCCCACCTTCTTGCAATACTTTATCAAATAATTCATAAGCCCATTCAATCCAAGTTCTTTCTTTATACTCTTTTCTATCAGGGTGAACGTGAATAGTTGGATTGGTCTCAAAAGGGTCTTTCGGAAACTCTATACAAAGAATATTTGTAGTTCTGGCTTCCTTAAATCCAACTCGTTCAACAACTTCTTTTACTCTATCATTGAATTTCCCTCCCGGATAGCAGAATTTGGTCACTGGTTTTTTTACTATTCTTTCTAACAAAGCCTTAGACCCTGCTATCTCTTCTACTAGTTCATTATCTTCTAACCTTTTCAAATCTTCGGGATGTGTTAATGTATGAGCACCAATCTCAAACAACTCTCTCATTGTTTTACATAGCGGGCAAGTTCCAATTCCAGACAATCTTTTTATTTGGGCTTCTGACAATTCACAAACCTTAGGAGGAATATAGAAAACTGCTGGAATTTTATACTTCAGCAATAAATCACCCACCCCTAAATCGTATTGGCTTCCATCATCTACGCTTACGAGAAATTTTCTTTTTCTGTTTCTCATACTCAAACACCTTGCTTGGATTCTTAACGCATTCTTCTAATACCTCTACCAATTCTTTTGCTTTCTCAATTGTATCTCCGATAAAAGCAAGATTGTTTGAAGCCTCCTGTAATTCTTTAAGTTCTTTTTCTAAAAGAATAATTCTTTCTTTTGTTTTTGTTGATTTACCCTTCATTACTCTCGCTACATCTAACTCACTTTGTATCCTTTTTATCCTTTTTCCCAAATTAGGATACTTAACAAACCTGAAATACCAATCAAAATACAATTTAATTAAATTATCTTTTTTATCTTCAAGTACTTCTTTCAAAACTCTCCTCGCTCTTTTGATATCTCGCATATTTTTTTAATTTCTTCTTCAAACTTTCTCGTTGGGTTAAACCCGACCTTTTGTTTTGCCTTGGTAATATCGGCAAAACTATGCAAAACATCTGCTGGATGTCTTGCTATTTGCTTAACCCTTAAATTGGGGAATTCTTGTTTTACTATATCAATTAAATCGTTCAACCTAATTACCTCTTGCCCGCCAAGGTTAAAAATCTCAAAATTATCTTCTGGCTCATAATCAAGTAATTTAACAATCCCATCAACTAAATCGTGTACATTCGTGTACCCTCTTGTAGAATTACCATCTCCATACTTGAAAAAGGTTTTTCCAGTTAATCCAGCGGTTATCAATTTTCCAAGTACCATATCTTTTCTCCCTTCTTCTCCATAAACCGTGAAAGGTCTAAAAACAATTACTGGAAAATAATCTTTGAACAATCTACATAACATTTCCCCTGTTGTTTTGCTGATTCCATAAGGTGAAAAAGGAAAACTATATACATCTTGTTCTTTAAGGGGGCATTTTTGTTCGCCATAAACAGAGGAAGAAGAGGCAAACAAAAATTTCTTAGTTTTCCATTGTTTACAAACCTCTAACAAATTACAAGTTCCCACAACATTCGTAATGAAATAACTTTGAGGATGTTTCAAAGAATCTCTCACACCGGTAAGGGCAGCTAAATGAATAACTACCTCTGGCTGAAAAGTTTTAAATGTTCTTTCAATCTGATGTTTGTTTCTAATATCCATCCCGTCTTTTAAATCAAAACCCTGAACAATATGTCCATCTTTCTTTAATCTTCTTTCTAAATGCCTCCCGATAAATCCTTTGTTTCCTGTTAAAAGTATCTTCATACCTTTTTATTTAGTTTTTTAAATTCCTCATTACTTTCTATAACTTGTTTAAGAATTTTTGCATCGTATCCTTTTTCTTTGGTGGCTTTGTAGATTGCCATTACATCCTTTGGAAAACACTTCCCCCCGAACCCCCTTTTATCCCTAAATACTGCTGTATGCATTCTCTCTATTCTTTTATCATACAACAATAATTCTCTAAATTCATCATACTCAACTCCAAACACTTGACAAATATTGAAAAATTCATTAAAAAATGTAACCTTCATAGCTCCCCAGGCATTTTCTCCATACTTAACCAATTCAGCCGTTGTAGAATCAGTTTGCAAATAATGAGCGTCTGGTCCCATCACTTTTTTAAATAATTCTATCCAGAGAATTCTGTCTTGCCTATCTCCACCAATAATTACAAATCCGTGAGATTTTATATCTGTCGGGTGAGGATACTTCCAGGGAGGAACATAATAGCCCCCCTCTCCTATATATTCTGGACTAAAAACAATTCTTTTTTTGTATTTCTTTTTAAGATACTCGGTAGTCCCTGGTACTACTGTCGATTTAATCATAATAAAAGGCGTCTTCAGCCACTTAACCGACGCCTCTACAATTGAAATATCGCAACTCCCATCTTCTTTTGGAGGAGTAGGCACAGAAATCAAAGCAAATTTACATTTTTTGTTGATTTCTTCTTGACTATCACTATATCGTCCTATTTTCGGGGCAATTTTTGTAAGATATCCTGGGTCATAAAAATAAATCTCGTAATGATTCTTAAAAAAATCGTAGTATGCTTGCCCTACATAACCAAATCCTATAATTGCTATTTTTTGATTCATAGATTTAAATTATTGTTAATTTAGGTTCTTTGGCTACATATTTAATTAAACCGAGAACCATAAATACAAATGCATCCATTAAGTCATCGTGAGCCTCTGCTCCAAATCCAGTTAATTGAGAAATTAAATCTTCGCACCCCCTTCTTGGAAATAAAACAGTTCCATTTTGAATATACGTAGAAACCGTCCTTAACCTTGCCCTTTTATCAGTAGACACCTTTACCCCTTCAGCTGGTAATCCTATTCTAACCATCTCCTCAATCGCTCTTTTCTGGTAAGCTACGTCTTCTACCCATAAAGGGGTTACAGACCCTCCCCCAAGAGCCAAACTTACACTTCTAGCTTTTTCGTTAGTCTCGTAGCCGCTTAGCCTTTCATTCACAGGATTCGGCATTACATAGATTTTTGGCGTTCCCCCAATCATATATAATTTCCCCGAAACCATAGCTGTATAGTCTGCGGTTTCTTTTTTGCTAATTGCCAGGTCTACCCCAGTTCCCTGCCAAAGTGGCTTTTCAGCCGGTAGAACATCATAATATCTAATCCACTCTTCTTTAACTTCTTGTTCTTCCCTAGGTATCCATTCATTTTGATACATTTTCTCAAACGCTGCCCTGTTTTCTTTTCTTAATAAATATAAAGTTTCATAAGGAAACCTCTCTTCCCACAACACCTTAACCCCTCTATACATTTCCTTTCTATTCTGCTCTAAAAATTTTTGAGCCTCCTTTTTATCTTTTCTCAACAACTCTACCCACCTATCCCATAAATCCATTCTTTCAGAATCAGAAATAATTGCTTTATACTTTTTCCTGAAATCATAAGACGGGTCTTTTAACAACTCATTCAATAAATCATCTTTATGCCACATTGTTCCTATAAAAACTATCCTACCTGTTTTAGGTTCAAGAACGGGCATTAAAACTTCATAAAACCATCTTTTCACTGCCATTCTTTGCTCTAAAGTACGAGTATTTTCTGGTCCAAGCACATCATCGCAAATAATAATATCAGCTCTACGAGCCAGAATAGCTCCCCCTATACCTACTGTAGAAATGGTAGCATCTTTCAACTCTAAATTTGTTCTCGCAACGATGATTTCTCTCTCTGTCCATTTTTCGGGATATTTAGGTACTAAATCTCCAGCATACTCCCGATAGTTAGGGTCTCTCTCAATTCGGCTTTTTATTATTCTCAGATGTAATTGTGCTTGTGACAATGTCCTTGATACAATTAAAATTCTAACATTACAATTTCTGGCTATTTCCTGAAGCGGATAGTTCTGGGAAAAGACAGCACTTTTTGCGTGTCCTCTTGGTCCAGCTATTACAATCTTCCTATACTCTTGATTATCCAGAATTTTATACCACTCAATAATATGCGGAGGGTTATCAAAACCTAAAACAAACTTAGTCATTAGTGCCGTGCTCTCCAGATACTTCTCCTTCAGATATAGTTTCTCCCAGTTCTCCGGAAGCTCCCTTCTCAACCTTCTTAATTCTTTCAATTTCTTTTTGAAGGAGAACGAATTTTTCAACTTTTCTTTTAAACTCTTCGGGGTCATACATTTTCTTTTCCGTTATTTGAATTTCAGGGGGAACTTCTTTAATAATACCTAATCTAGCAAATTCCTCACAAATTGTTTTATACACATCAGCCGACGCCTTGACTAAGTCTATAGCAAACTTCGGCACGATTGAGGTCTTCCCAAGAGTTTTGTTGGCACTTTCTATCATTTGAGTTACCAAGCTCCATAATTTAATTCCCTCCATTGCCGGGTCAAATTGTTTTGCTAATTTCTTTCTTAATTCCTCTGGATAGAGAGTAGATTTTACCGCCTTGTGATATTCCTTCGGTAAATACTTTCTTCTGTAATTATCTATTGTCCTAGCGGAAGGGTGGTCTTCATTCGGGTACAACCTTTTTAATTCATTCGCTATCATTCTACTTGACCACCTTCGCTCAATAATCCACTCATCAATCTCATCCTTGTGCGGGCTAGCGTGAACTTTTGTTTTAAACCCTGACCTCTTAATCTCGGTTGCCTTTTCTAAATTTTTTAAATCTGACAATCTTCTAGCCATACCTCATTTCAATTTTGATTACTTCGTTTATATCTTTGTCACTATATTTTATTTTAAATCGTTAATATTCTTCTTCTCAAAAAATAATTGTCTTAACAAATCATTCATATCTATATTCTTCTTCTGAGCTATTTCCGCTAACCTCTTTGCTCCTTGGAACACATCTTTTTCACACCTTATATACATAATTTCCTCCCATTTACTATACCGGAATACCATAAAATTATACTTTAGTGTATCTCCATACTCGGCAAATAATCGATTAAGGACAATTGACAAATCATCAATCGTTTTAATCTCCTCCTTAACTTCTTCTAGTTTTCTTTTCAACTCCTCCGGTAGTCCCTTTTTTACCTCTTTATACAGCCTTCTCATTTCGGCTTCTTCTATAAAGCTAAACATCTCTCTTGTTAGCTCCTTTCCGTATTTTTCTGAAATCTTATCATACAACTCAGTAAACTTCACCGGGTCTAAGCTCCCCCGCACAATATTGTCTCTAACCATATCTCTTAACATCTCATCCCTGTTTTTATATTGTCCGAGTACACAGTCAACCTCATCTTCGTCCTTTAGCCCCAAAACTTTTAATCCCCAATATCTATGATTTCCTTTAACAATTTCGTACTTCTTCTTTTCCTTATTCCACCAAACCTTAATCGGCTGGTCATACCCAATTTCTTCAATCGCCCTGACCAAAGCATCAAACTTCCTATCTTTCATTACATTAGGATTTTCTTGCGTAGGAGATAAATCTTTTAGTTTTATTTTTACAATCTTCATTCATTTTCGCCTTCCTCTTATACATTTAACCAATGTAAATTTTCGGGTTTTATCATTTTATCTTAAAACTCTTTAAACAAAAGGGACATCTTACCTCTCCAAAATGTAGTTTTTTTACAACTAATTCTAAATTTTCTAACCTATTATCTGTTTTTATCCCGTTCTTATGATGGACCTCTTCGTTTGAACTTAAAGGTCTTCCTAAGAATTTTTCCATTACATACCTATGTTCCAGAGTATATCCATCACTTCTTCTACTTAAAGCATCTTTTTTTCTAACTAAAACATAACCAGCTCTATCAATATATCTTCCTCCCTTCCAGGCAGGATGTTTCTCCATCCCTTTAATTCTTCCTTTTGACGCTCTTCCAATGTTTCTTCTTACTTGTTCAAACTTTTCTGGATTAGCTTTTATTCTTTCCCATCTTTTCTTCTGAGCTATTGACATTTTCTTCTTACTTTCTTTTGTATGTTTTTTGCCTAACCACCAATGCTTTTTCATATAATCTATACTTAACTAATTAGATAAATAACCTTTAATTAAGTATAGATTATCTTTTATCAAGTGTCAAGACCTAACCATTTTCTATTCTCGGGTTTTATCATCCATTTAATCATTTTCTCAAAACTTTCTTCAAAATCTATAGTATACCTAAAACCCATCTTTCTTAATTTTTCACCTGATAGTGCGTAACGGAAATCATGTCCAGGTCTGAGTGCCTTCTTATGAAAATCAACACACTCAATCCTAAGCGGTTTAGTTTCAGGATAGGTTTCTTTTATTATTTCATAAATCCTTCGTGCTAAACTAAGTACATCTCTTTCTTCTCCAACAATATGGTAAAACTGTTCTGGTTCTCCTTTGTCGGTCAAGAAAATTAAAGCATTACAAACTTCTCTTGCGTGTATCCAACATCGTGAACTAAATCCAATCTCAGGTGTCCCGTGTATTATCACAGGTTCTCCCCTTAAAATTGCCCCAACTGTTTTTGGAACAAATTTCTCGTAATGTTGTCTCTCCCCCAGAATATTCATTGACCGGACAATAAAAATCGGCAACTTGAATGAGTGAGCAAATGAATAAGCCAACATTTCCTCCCCACTTTTAGTTGCCGCATAAGGATTGCTTGGTCTATGACGGTCATCTTCTTTGTAATAGACCCCTTTTGGAGCAGGTCCAAAAACTTCATCAGAACTAAATATAATTGTCTTTGCTTGTTTTTGTTTCTTTTTTATCCATTCTAATAAATGAGCTGTTCCCAAAACATTCGACATTACAAATGGAATTGAATCTTCTAAACTTCTATCTACGTGACTTTGAGCCGCCAAATGCCAAATTACATCAACTTTTCCAATCAATTTATCTACTGTTTCCGAAATAGGTGCTCTTAAATCGTGCCAAACAAACCTTATTCTGTTTCTGACCTTTTCCCAATTTTCAATATCCGCCAATCTTTCAGGAACTCCCTCTATTTTGTTTAAGGTACCGGCATAATCCAAACAATCTAAGATTACAATATCCCAATCAGTATTTTTAAGAACACCTTCAACTAAATGATGACCGACAAATCCGCATCCGCCTGTTAATAAAAGTTTCATATTGTTTCTACAATATTAAAAATTCTAAAAAATTTAATTTTTTTATCCCACGCCCAGATTTGACCTTTAACGGAGCGTGGCAAGTCTAAATAATATTTATTCATATAATCAATAATTTTTTTTCCTCTAGCCGCCTTATTTTTCATTGTTGTTAGCTGAAAAAACAAAAGCTGGTCTTCACGCCAAGCTATTCCGTCCCAAATTCCAAAAATATCTTTTTGTTTTTTCCATTTTACATTTGGAGGAAACCAGACCTCCCACCCATTTGTTTTTAAAATTATATTCGCCTTTTTCTTTAAGGTTTCCTCTTTCATATTAAATTTTATCCCATAAATCCCGCAACATTTTTACATCTTTTAAATTTAAGCACCCTTTCTAGGGTATCTTTATACCCATTTTCTTTAACCGCCTTTATCCAATCAAACTTATTATTCCCCCTGTACCCCTCTTCCCATATTCTAATACCTAAATCACTATTCTCCTTAAATATTTTTTTCATCTCTTCATACGTGAAAGATTTAGGATAGCCTGCCCTTTTTAAAATCATTTTAGTAACCTGTATAGCTCTGGAAGAAGGTTTATACAGGGGGAGAATTTTCTTAATCCAGGCTAATACTTTTTCGCTATTCCGACGAATATCCCACTCATTTTTAATAACCTTTCTGTATTTTACCACCTCCTGAATCATTGTCAAGGGGTTTTTGATAAAATTCTTAATTAACAAATATGCCTCATTAAAATTTTTATACACAAATGGAAGTCCAGGTAAAAACCGTTTAACCCAATCTACTTCTGGGAAAATTCCCACTTGTCCAAGATATAACTGCTCAAGAATACTATTAATTGTCTCCGTTTCTTCAATAGCCGAAATAAAAAAATGACAACGACTCGCTACCTCAAAATATTTTTCCTGTGGCAAGGCGTGATAAATCTCAATTGGCACTCCCTTCCCCATCATTTCATTAATCTTTCTCCTAACCGCCGTCCCCGTACCAGCACTTGGAGTAGTTATAACTAGTTTTATTTTTTCTCCTGAACAAAAAATTTTGTCTACTAAATTCAGAACAAACATTGGGTTATAATGAGTCGCCATCCTGTGAGCATAATTCACTATCAGTTCTTTCCCCTTGCGATAACTGTTGCCTTTATAGAACTTATCAAGCACCTTTGTATCTATTCCGAAAAGATTTATAACACAACTATTCTCTATTATCTTTTTTACCCAATATGGTTTTAAATATTTTCTTGCAATTTCAAAACATCTTTCTGCGTGTCTTTTATTTTGAAAAACATTATACCCAGAAAGCCAGCCCAAAACACAACTAAATTCATATTCGTCTAATATTGTTTTAAATCTTCCCTCCTTTTTTGCAATAAACTGGGCAAAATTGAAATAAGGAACTCTTGACTTTTCTTTTTTCTTATTTTCTAATATCATCTTAATCCAAGAGGTAATTTGCACCTTATCACAAACTACTAAATCATAATAATACTCTCCGCTATCTACATTAAAAAGCTCAAACAATTTTTCTGGAACCAAAATCTTTTCATCGTGTTGCTTTAAAAAAGCCCTTACCCGTATTTTTTCTATTCTTGGGTGGTTTATTATCTCTTCTTCCTGATAAGGGAAATTTTCGGGCAATAAAAAATAGACATAAACCTCAGGGTCTATGTCTACCCAATGTCTAAAAATTACCTTCATCACATTATAAATACTACACCCATTATGATTTCCAGAATTACTGAAAAATGGAATATACAATATCCTCATTCTTTTTTCCGTAAACCGAGTAAAAATTTTAACTACTTTATAAAATTTTAACTTTATAAATCTTTTTTAACTTTCCGAGAACAGCAGTCGCAACAACCCCCGTTTTACTTTTTACCCCTACGATTTTCCCGTTTTTCACCGTTATTATATCCCTCATTTCATACCTCCAAAACGGAGTTGAATAATTCCTGCAATCAGTTACAAATAGAGAATAATCTCCATCTGGCAATTTTTCTAATTTCTTCATATTTTTATAATCGTCCCCCTCTTTTAATCCGTACAATTCAAGTGCTGGGTTTATCTCATACGCCTCACCTGACGTAGGAAGTTGATGGGCAATTTCCCCAAATTCGGAACATCCATATCTGTCGTAGACCTTCGCACCAAAAGCTGAAGTAATCATTTCCCTTTCAGCTTTGGTAGTAGGACCAGCGGAAGTTACAATCCATTTAACACCATCGATTTTAATCTTATTTTTTAATATATACTCCGCTATCAACACCATTGCTCTACTATATCCTTCTATCAGTTGTGGTTGAACCTTTTTAATAAACTCAACACCTTTCCCTAAATCCCTTTCTAAAATTCCAAAATAACTCAAGAAAAACTCTTTTTCCAGTTTCCTTTTTAATTTTAACTTCAACCTTTGCCAGAGTTTATGTCCAAGTAAAGGATACCAAATCTTTAGCCTTTTATCTTTTCCTTTCTGAAACCCAATTTGTTCAAATCTATAATCCCACAATGCTTGCCGAGAAGCTAATGTATCGCAATCGCTCCAGAAATAAAAACCCCTAACTGAAGATGTTCCGCTAGTACTAACTACTTTTTGCCTTTTTCCTTTCAAGGAAGGAGCGAAAAAGAAAGGAGACAAGACCTCTTTATCTGTATAACCTCTCTGAACTATCTTAGGATATCTCTTTTTAACCCAGTCATTAAACCTTCTTTTTTCTTTATCAAAATCATAACCTGCTCTGAACTTTGCCAATTCTTTCTGATACTCATCCCACCCATAGCTCCAGTGGGTTAAATTAAAAATAAATTTCTTCATCATAAATTTTTGTATAATATGGTCGGAAAAATCTAAACATTCCGACCCGGTCTCCATAAATAGTATTAAATATTAACCACTTCTTCCTCGCCAATTCTTCACCAAGGTAAATCTTTTCCTTTTTAGAAAATTTTCGATAAATATATCCTTTAGCCCCTTCCCATTCTTTTTTTGCCCAGAAGTAAGGAATTTCCCTGTAATATCCGTCACCATCTATTCGTGAAAGTAAATTATGTAAGGCATCTCGGCATCCCATAGGAAGTAAAAGCTTCATCCCCTTTGTATCTTTCCGAATTCTCTTAACTAGTTCGGAAAATTTTAATTTATTTTTTTCTTCCCACCTTTCTTGAATATCCCCAGCCCTCTTCTTAAAATCTTCTCTCTCCAAATTTACATAGCCATAGTATATATTATCAATTTTACCGAAATTTTTAAGTAAAAAGGTTCTGTTTTCTAGATTAGAGGACTTAGCTACCGTGATAATCAGAAATTGACAATCGGGATTTTTTAAAATATACCCGCCCAGATTTAAAAATGCGTCATCTGAATGTGGTTCTACAATTGCTATTTTTTTTACACCTTGGTTAAATACCATCTACTTATCCCATCTATTTCTTCTTTAATCCTTTGAAATATTTTTTCATCTAATTCTTTATTATCATTTTTGAAAAACCCGGGTTTTCCATACCAATTCTTTACTTCCCCACTTTTGAGGTGTTTTTTAACAGTCACTCCGCTTCTTAGCTTCCATATTATTCCTTTTAGAGCCTCTTCTACGCTTAAATTAGGATAATTTTCTTTTATTAAATTAACCACCCAATCCTTCTTCATTAAAATATTTAATAATGGAGAACAATGAAAATCTACCGCTTCCAATAAAATATCTTCCCTTTCCGCCATTTTCACTTCGCTATAATTTAAATTTATTTCTGGAAAATATTTTTTAATTCTTTCAACGTCCCATTCACCCGTGACAAATCTTTTAGCCCAGAGATTGAAATAATGGTTTAACATTTCTATATCCCCCGCCATCCCCCCAATTAAACTTCGATATTTTATACCCATTAGCAACTCTCTTTCTTTTTCTGGAAGTTTAAAAATTTTATTATAATTTTCCTTCACCCACATTCTTAATTCCATTTCCCTTTTTTGATTTGCAGCCGCATATCCAGTATCCATCCAATCATCTACATACTCGCATTTTGCAATTTGGGCAACTACATTGATTAATAACCTTTTTTCGTTGCCTTTTAATCTTTCCGCTTTCTTTGATACTCTTTTCAATAAAGAAATTACTTTATCATATTCAGGATGTAAAATGCCATCCTCTAAAATAATGATGGGCAATCTCCTTAAAAATTGATATTCATCTACCTCTATTAATGATTTAGCACACCTTACCGCTTTCTCTACCTTATTTCTCCTGACTGCTTTTTGAAGTGCTGATTTTAATAAAGAGACAGAAGTTACTGTTTTTCCTTGATAAATCCCAAGTGCTTTTTGTAGATGTTTGCATATCATTCCCCTCTTTTTATATGCTGGACACGTACACGTTTTATTTTCCAAATCCACTTCGTAAAATTTACCAGGTGTTGAAAAGGAAGCTACTTTTATAATTTTTTTTGCCATTTTTGAATTTATTTTTATACCTTCCGACCCCTTATTTTAATTGTGGATATTATTTAAAATTAGCACATTTATAAAGAGTTGTCAAGAGTTTATTGTGGATAATTTTAAATCAAATCCAGGAAACAACTACCGAACCGTAAGGTACTTTAAATGCCTTACGTAAAAAACCCCGCCCCGGACCCAATTTAAAACCCTTTCCCTTTCATTATTTTTTTTAATTCATCCCTGTATTTCCCTCTATATCTATTAAGTGCAATTTCTTTACACAATTTTTGTAATTTTTTATTCCCAAAATGAATGGCTTGATGACATTTACGACATAAAGTTACTAAATTCCATTCTTCATCCCTATCTTCTTTAAAATATTCAGAACGATAAAAACAATGATGTGGAACCGCTTCTAGGTTATTTTTTGTACCACAGATTATACATCTACCTTTATCTCTTATATAAACATATCTGAGTACTTTTTCTTCAAGCATTTTCCTAATTAAAACCCTACTCAGCTATTTTTATTATATTTTACCCCCTTCTCCATATTTCAAACACCGCCACAAGAAAAATTGCTAAAAAATAACCAATTGCAAGACCTATTAAAAAGCCGGAATAAAATGGAGACATAGATTTGAATTGTATTTTAATCGACCTTTAAGCCAATTATTATAGCAAAGAAATAGCCGATGAATTTTGTTTCTCTGTTCATTTTAGCCACCGTTTTAATGATTTAATCATTATATTTTCCCGTTGCAGTTGTAGGTTTCTTAATTTTTTCCAGTCCTTCTTTTTCCTTTCTTTCTCATACCACTCCTCAATCTTATCTAATTTAGGATAAAGATACTTCTTTTTAGCCCAATCTAAACCAAAAACAAGCGTCCTCCAATCTAACTTTTCCCAAAACTCTTTCCAGGCTTCTTCTACTCTAAACTTTCTTTCTTTATTTAAAACATCAATTTCTTTCCAAAACAAATTTATCTCTTCTTCTATCTTTTTTAGTTTTATAAAACAAGAATTTTCTAATTCTTCCTCTTTATTACAATAAAAACACCAAATTTTCATTTCAGTTCTTTGATTAGTTTATCTATTTTCTGATTAAGTGCCTCTAATTGTTTTTCGTATTTACTTTTTATCCTTTTCATTCCCGCCATTTCTTCTGCTATTCTACGAGTTTTTTCTTTGGACAATTCCAGCTCAACAATTGCTTTTAATAATTCCCAGTTTAACCTCTCTTTGAAAAGATTAAGGATTTCATTAACCGCCTCTCGTGAATCTTCATTCAGAGGTCTTTGATAATATTCCTCTAATATTCTTATCACCTCTTCTTTAATTGTTTTCTTTTGGTTTTTGGTCATAATTTTGTTATTTTACCATCTTCAATTTTAAAAATTGGATAACTTTCTAATCTTAAATTATCCTCTATTACTCTCATATTCCGATTTATCATTTCCTGTTGTGTGCAAAAATCTACCCAATATCTATAAGTCGGCGATGTTAGATATTTCCAGATATGTTTTATTATTTTTTTAGTCATAGGTTTATTTAGTTTTTTTAGTTGTTTTTTAGCCATTTTATATTACCAATTCTCCGCCACTTCTTTAAAGTTGGATTATACTCCGACCATAAACCAATATCTAACTCAGGATTATCAAAAAGATTCTTAATTTCTTTGAGAGTAGTTATAGTTCCATCTTCTAAAAAAACCAAACCATTCCTTCTATTTAAAATTTTGCCTTTTTGTATCCAAACATCTCCCCAGTTTGAAGCATCAGTTACACATTGAAAATCCCAATCTTTACTTTTTATCTGTTCCGCTAATTTTAATGCTTCTTCATAAGTTAACCCGCTTGATAATTTATTCTCTTTAATTGTTTTCTTTTTCTCATAGTTTTCTTTTAGCCATTTTGTTTGTTTATCTTTAAACAACCTAAAAATCCGAGTAGCAATTTCCTCCAGTTCTCCAATATTCCCCGAAAGCCCTAATCCAGTCTCAGTTAGAGTATATTCTGCTAATATCTTTTTTATCTCCTCTTTAATTGTTTTCTTTTGCCCTTTAGCCATAGACTTCAATTATTTTAGGAAAAGGTTTTCTGTCGCATTCCCAACACCAGCCAATTAAGGGACTTATTAAAGCATCACGATAAATCTTTTCAGCCAGTTCTTTATCTTTTATGAGTTTGGTTTCATTTATAAGTTTCCCGCATCCTCTACACCTTAACTCTACTTTCCATCCCTTAATTATTTTCTTTTCTTCCTTCATTTCAGTTCTTTGATTAGTTTATCTATCTAAGTTTTAGATTTATTTAGATATCTTTCTAATTTTTTATTTATTACTTTTAATATTTTACCAAGCAAATAATAGATTTTGCCTATAAGAAGCGGTCTTCCGATTTCCCAGATTCGCCAATAAACATTCCAATATAACCATCTTAAGATTCTATTTTTGGGAATTTTTATCGGAGTAAGAGTTATTTCCAAATACTCTTTTTTATTTCCTTTGGTTTTCATAGGTTTGTTTAGGTTAATTCTTCAATTAGTTTATCTCTTGCTTTCTTAAGCCAGTCCCAACCTGTTCCTCTCTTGTCAATTGGAGTGTTGGCAAATTCTTTCATTAAGTGAAGAAAGGTATCATCTAATTCTTTTTTGAAAAGACTAAGGATTTTGGTGGCTATTTCTTTAACTTTCTTTTTTCTATATTCTTGGGCTTCTCCATACTTGTTTGTGGCAATTTTCAAAGCATATCCTTCCCACCAGAAATCATCTATTTTATCCTCTATCTCCTCCTTAATTGTTTTCTTTTGTTTTTGAGTCATAGATTTGTTATTTAATATCAATTTCCAAGAATTTACACGCTAACCATTTCCATATTTTTTTAGAAGGAAACCACCAGGGCTTTGGTCTAATTTGAGACCGAATAAACATCTCTATTTGATGAGATAATTCTTTAACAGCATCTTCCGTCATAACCTCAATTGCGTGATTAAAATATTTCCCTGTATTCTTTGTAGTTATTCTAATTTTCTTTTTGTTTTTCATAGATTTAATCTCACCTGGCTTGATAGTAATCTTATCCAGAATCCTTTTTGTCTCTGGCAAAATCTCAATTTTCTTTTTTCCTACTCGGTAAGTTATTGTTTTCTTTTGGTTTTTCATAGGTTTTCTTTTCTTTTCCAATTTATATTTCCACCCCTCTCCTTTCTCCATTCCAGAAATTCTTTATTCCAATCCCAAGCGTGATTAGTAGAACTATTTGCAAATAATCTCTTTATCTCTTCAGATAATCCGCTTTGTTTTATTACTTCTTCTTTAATTGCCTCCATCGTCGCCTTAATAGCGTCTTGAATATAATGCATTGCTGGAAAAATAGCGGCTCTTTGCATAATTTTATCTTCTGCTTCTAATAAGACTCTTAAATGAGCCAAATAATCATCTAACCAATAATATCCTGAATCTTCTTTAATTTGTTTTAATTTTTTTCTAATTGTTTTCTTTTGTTTTTTCATAGAGTTTATTTTCGATTAGTTTGTCATTTAGGTCGAGTTCTTTTAAATCGGCAATAGCTTCTTGAAAACCTCCCATAAAAACTACTTGTTTGTCTATGTCATTCTCCATTCCAAATATCCTCATTGCTTCCTTTGACGGCTTCTTTCTCTTTTCTAACATCTTAATAAATTCTTGTTTTTGGGATTTAAGAAGGTTGGAAATAAAAGATTTAATCTTTTCCTTTACATCCTCGGCTAAATAAAATAAATCCCCAACCCAACCACCATCTTTCTCTTGCCACCACTCTAAGGTTTCTAATAATTCATCAAACTCTCTCTCCCAATTTTTAAGGGTTAGTTTTTTCATAGGCTTTCTTTTAACCATTGTTGTAAGAAATTCTCAATGTCTTTTTTAAATTCTTTCGCCCACTTATCTTTTAATCTTGTCCTTGTTTGAAGATTTCCTCTACTGGTAAAAAATCTCTTAGCGTTATAAAAATTATTAGTCCACACATCCCAAAGAGTTATTTTCTTTTTAATTGTTTTCTTTTGGTTTTTCATATTTTACTTAATCTTTTAGTTTGGGTAGCCATAAGCCCAATTTTTTTCTTGTGTATAATTCCCAGTAATCATCTCCTATCATTTCTTTTTCTTTACGATTTTCTTCTAACTGCCTTGCCATAAACTTAATTACTTCTAAAAGCTCTTTTCTTGTAAGTTTCTTGATTGGTTTTCCATACCAACTACCTATTCCCTTAATTGTTTTCTTTTGTTTTTTCATAGGTTGTTTCTCTTTAAACATTATTTAGCCTTCTTGATTTCAATATCAATAGCAAATCTTTTGAGTTCAAACAATGGTTCTGATAACAATCTTGTTGGGTCTTTAGTTTCCAAGTCATCCAAACCAGGAAAACCAAATTCAATTTTGAAACTCTTTACTTTGTATTCTACATTTCGTACCTTAATTAAATCAATTTTCAATTTGTTCTTCTTTCTCTTTTTCATAAGTTTTCTTTAGTTTTTTTTGGTTTAATTTTTCATTATCAATCTTCTGCTAGCCCTGGGCGGGTTTAACCCAATATTCAAGGGCATTTCTCTTTGCCATCAGCCAATCGGTTGACGCTTAGAGATATACCTACTGACGCCCACCAGCTTAGCACAAATAATATCTGCCCCTACACGCAATATTTTAAATAAAAATCTCTTATCTCCTGGTCTGCCTTTGATATTCTTAACCAATGCCTTCTAGGAAGGAAAATCTGGGCTTTGTGGTCAATTTTATCACCCTTAAAATGAAAATATTGTCCCTTCCTTTTAAAAGTTTCAGCATCTACCTCATACACTATATCCTCCTCCCTATCATAGACTTGAATTTTATAATGATTAGGATACAGGACGTTTACAAATAAATCAGCGTCTATCCCCCAACTGTCTAGCCTCCGGAATAAATGCTTAGTTTTATAAACCGATTTCCGAAAAATTTTGTCTTTCGTGTCTAAGAACCCAATAACTTTTCCATTTACTCTTATAACTGGCATATTTTACCATTTCTGAACCTTCTTACCTTCTTTATCTTTCATCTCTCCCGAAACCGCTAAAATAAAATCAAATAAAGCCCAGAATCCAAAACCGCCAAGAGTCAAAAACTTCAGAAGTGCTAATCCGTATTGCTCCAAATAAAGCCTATCAAGCCCAAAGCCTCCAAGGAAAAAACTTAATAATGTTAGGGTTAACCGAGATTTCTTTGATATTTCTTTTCTCATAATGCTATTGATTTTTTATTTTTCCGAGTCGACCCTCTCGGAAATAACCTATTCTGTGGAAAAATTGTGGATAAATATGTGCTTTTTTAGTGAATTTTTTGTTCGTTTCCGCTTTTTTAAAAGAAAGAAGCAAAGAAAATATTATTATATTTATATATATTATATTATTATTATTACAAGCATATAAAACGGTGAGGGCAATACCTACACTGTCTACCTATTTTCTGTGGAAAATTCTTCTTTCTTATTTGATTTACAATGTACTGAGCGTATTCTATGAAGTATAATTTTAAACTTTCATCCACCTGAATAGGTTGAGCATCAAACTTTGGTTCATTCACTCTTTTGATAAAAAAATTAAATACAAATCCCAAGGGTTCCCTACCAAAAATACTCTCAAACGCTAACCAATAACATACAGCCTGTAAATTAGTTTCTATGTCTTCCATTTTCCATATACTACTGCTAGTTTTGTGGTCAACAATCAAATCATCTTTAGTAATTAAATCCATCACTCCTTTAACTGGTAAATCCAATTTTCTACCAGTTAAGGGGTCTTTTAGAATGGTCTGGAATTTATATTCTACTTCTTTTACATTGAAATAAGGTCTTTCTGGGCTTCTGAAATATTTCCTTAGCATATTTAACCCTATCCTAGCCTCTTTTTCTATACTTTCCTTTCCCTTTAATTGAATATCTGCTTTTAAAAGTTCATTGATAAAAGTTTCTTCTGATTTTTTTGCATCACCTTCTCTGTAAAACACCTCTAAAGCAGAGTGGAGAGCAGCCCCGAAGGCAAGAGCTAAGCTCTTTTTTGGTTTTCTTTTACAGACATACTCCCAATAAAACCTTCGGGGACACTGCTCATACATCTTCAATTGAGAAAAACTAAAATAATCCATCTTTCTTTTGTATCACCTTAGCAATTGTTAAAATCTGAATTTCGTTTAATTCAGGCTTCATTTTCTGAAATTTCTTTTTTACCGCTTCGAGTTGAGCTCTTGTTTCCACAGCTTCAATCTCGGCAACTATATCAGCAATTTGTTCCATTTCTTTTTCTGTAATTAACCTTTTAGCAACACCATTTTCATCTTCCATCGCTACCTCTGTCCCAATCTCCTCAGCCGATACTAGTCCAATTCCAGTAGCCAACCTCATAGCTCTATTAGTTGCCCTTCTAGCAGCCATACTATTCAAAAACGGTCTAATAGTTGACATTTTAATATTTGACACGCTAGCCTCACCAATGTCTTCGTATACACTACCATCTTTAAACTCTACTCTCCCAATAAAAAACGCAGGTTTTCCAGCTTCCTGCGATATCAAAGCATTGCCTTCATTATCTACCAAAGGTCTGGCACTTATCTTTTTTACCCCGCCGTGTTTTTTAGCTACCTCAAACGTCTTATATAGCAACCCGGCAGTATTAATATACGGTTTTCCTCCCAAGATAGTAATTCCGGTTGCTGGTATTTCTAAATTAAGTGCCATTTGGTAGATAGCCATTACCAATTGAGCTTTTTTCCTTTCAGCTTCCGTTATATCTTCAGCCTCTGTAAATTGTTTTAAAAGCCTAATTTTCTTTCTATATTTCTCTTCATCAAACTTTAATCCGCTTACGGTTAATGGGTCTTCTTTTAATAACTCCTTTAACTGAGCACTATCAACAATATCAATTTCTTTAGGTTCTTTATTATTATTTTTATTTGCCATATTGCCTTCCTTTTTATTTTATTTCGACCTTTATTTTAAAGTTTCTAAATATCTTAATAAATCACTGCCAAGCACACGATAATAAGGAGTTTTACCGAGCCCAAAATCTTTTGCCCTCAACCTCCCTAATTTTATTAATTTTAAAATATAATAATAAGCATTTTTTCCTCTATACCCAATCATCCAATTGTTTTCTGCTATTTCCCTAGGTCTATAATACGCTTCAGGCATTATTTCTTTTTTTACTTGCTCTAATGTCTTCATATGCCTATATTTATTTATTACTTAATTTTAGCCAGTCCATCGAGGGTTGTCAAGAGTTTAAACTGTGGATAACTTTTTTCGCTTTTTAGAGAGAAGAGTATTCTGGAATTTCCTGAAAATAGCCCATAGACGCTTCTTAGAAATCTTTTTCAGCCAATTATGATAATAGATAATATAGAACCGAGAAAAATTCGTTAGATAGCCCTGTAGAGTCCTAGAACTTCTTTCTTATTTGGTTTTGAATTATTATTTTAAAAATATACCGCCACAGTCCTGGATTTGTAAATCCCATCGATTCAAGCACCTCTTTCGCCTCCCCTGTTGTTAATTCAGATTCTAAAATTATATCCGCTAATCTACCTTGACGAATACTTCCCCCATTGTTTTTAATCTCTTCTGTGATTTTGTTGATAGCAGAATTAACTCTTTCCCTCATAACACTTCTATTTTTTTAGGAAGTTTAAAATACAACTCTGCCAAATCTAAATTAAGTTCTGTTAAGCAGTGAGCAC